AAGCTAGTTTCTCTAAACGTCTTTCTAACGAAGTAAACCAATATGGACCTTATGATAAATATATACCTGTATGTCGGGCATGTTTATCCTAAACAGGTTGTTTGATACATTTAGAATCAATCATTATGGTTGGACATTTGGTCTCATTAGGTACAATACTAATCACACCTTTTGCTTTATGACCGCTATAAAGTGGTTCGGTACATCCTTTCTCTATCGACGGTTTTATTTTAATTGTATCGGTAGTACATCTTGCTCTAAAATGTTCATACCGTTCACGAACATCGCAGTAGGTTAAACCTGATTTTTTCCCCAGCATTTTATTCACTACTTCATGTAAATTATAAACGTATCGTGAAAACGTATCTCGGTTTTTCATATCTGCATTGGTCACCGGTAATTTTTTAAAGTTTTTTTTAAGGTTCATACGACAATATTTACAGGGAAGTACATTTTGTAAATTTAAAATGTGAAATTTATAATTTTTCTTATCTTCAGGAGTTGGATTCACAGGATAATTAAAACTCATTGTATGCAGTGTATGCCACATACTGGGTCCCCATACGGTAGTTAACATTCCATCTCCACTACTTAATTCACTTTTTTTGAAAACTCTCGTTTTATTTATTATTTTTCTTTTTTTACGCGTATTCATACTAATAGTCAACAAAAAAATGAAGTTTAATCGTAAATTTAATATTCGATACATCAGTTTCATAAATAAATTTTTGTTCAATGCCATTTATATTTTTTTGACATAATTATAGCCATAATTGTACAATTGTTGCCGATATTCGATACTTTGTATAAATTGAATCCACACTTCAGTTTTAAACATGGATTCAACATCCAATATGTAATAATGCTTATATTCATGTTTACACGATTTATTGTAATTATTGGATGAGACAATTTCAAGTGAATTTAAAAATAAAATATGCATGTAGTCAAACATACTTGTTTCTTCCGTATAAACAGGACACTGTTGTGCAATATCAACAATTAGAATACTATCATTTGAATATGATTTTTTTTGAATAGATTGTAACGGACAATTATTGATAAATCCTCCATCAATATAATATTCATTATTGTATTTAACTGGTGTGAATACAACAGGTAAGGATGATGTCATTGTAATTGCTTGTACTAATGTTATTTCAGGATGAGTAGTATGATTTAAATCCACAGATACCAATCCGTTTATTTTTGTAGTAAATATATGCAAATCTACGTTTGATTTTTGGTACAACTCTAATAATGTATACGTTTCAGGTATATCGTACGCTAACATAAATGGTTTTACCATATTGTATAAATGAATCGATTCAAATATGCCCTTTTCTTGAAATTGAATGTCAAAAAATTTTTCCCATGGACGTTGAATAATATAATCTTTGATTTCAGAAATGGGTACACCTATTAAAAGAAGAATCGCTATAATAGCACCGGCTGATGTACCATACATACTTTTGATATTGGACAATACAACATCTTCATGATCTAACAAATAATGCAATAATCCAATTTGCACTAATCCATTTGTTCCCGCTCCCGACATGACTAAATGTTCAATCATTTTAGTACAATACGTATTTTTTCTTTAATTCAGTAAAGTATGGAATCTCCAAAAATAAATTTGGATGAATTGTATGAAAAGAAAAAACAAGAAGATATCAATACAGTGAATTCGTACAATAAAATATTAGAAAAAATTCACCATCAAATCAAAATAGCTTCGCGTCAAAAAATAAACAACCAGTGTTGTTGGTATGTAGTACCAGAATTTGTTTTTGGTATTCCTCGATATGACATAAAAGCATGTATTGTCTATATAATTCAATCTTTAGAAGAAAATGGGTTTCGTACCAAATATACCCATCCTAATTTGTTGCTCATTGCATGGAACCATTGGGTACCCGATTATGTGCGTATGGAATATAAGAAACAAACGGGTATTGTCGTAGATGGGTTTGGTAAAGAAGTAAATAAAGAAAAAGACAAAGAAAAGGACAAAAATCCAAACAACAAAGAAATTAAACTAGATAAAAAATCAATGTTTAAATCAGTTTCCACTTATAAACCATCTGGGATTATTTACAACGAAGATTTACTCAAACCAAATTAAATATAATCACAGATAACCAATGTTCCGTTTTCGTACTTGAATGGTTTAGAACACCCCCATATTTTATCTTTGAGCTGGTCGCATTGTTCTTTTGGTAAATGGGGTGGTATTTGTTTTCCATCATGTTTATAAATACCGCAACGAAAAATAGCACAATTAATTTGTTCAATTTCAATGGATATACCACAATGAGGACAATTCATTTTATAAATAGATATTTAAATATATAAAGATTAAAATATAATGATTACGTGTGAATTAATGGGTGGATTTGGAAATCAACTCTTTCAAATTTTTGCTACTATTTCTCATGCGTATAGGTATAACACACCATTTACATTTTTATATAATACTCATGCAGGCAAACGAACTACGTATTGGAATAGTTTTTTTTATAGATTAAAACCTTATTTAACCAATGAGTTGCCACATTTACCTATATACAATGAAAATGGGTTTGACTATAAAACGATTCCTATGATTGAAAATTTAAAATTACATGGTTATTTTCAAAGTGAAAAATATTTTAAAGACTATTATCACCAAATTTATACACTAGTTGGCATTGATTCGCTAAAAAACACATTAATTCAACACATACCTATGGATCTAAACAATACAATTAGTATGCATTTTCGATTAGGAGATTATAAAAATTTACAACAGTTTCATCCAGTCTTACCTTATAGTTATTATCAGCAATCGTTATTACAGTTTCAATCTATCTATTATAATACACTCTTTACCATTGTTTATTTTTGCGAGGATGAAGATGTTCATGATGTATCCATCGTGATAGATAAATTAAAAAAACAATTTCCAACTTATACATTTATTAGAGGAGACAATAAATTGCAAGATTGGGAACAAATGTTGTTTATGAGCGTATGTGAACATAATATTATAGCTAATAGTACTTTTAGTTGGTGGGGAGCTTATTTTAATTCAAATCCAACTAAAATAGTTTGTTATCCATCTCTATGGTTTGGTCCACGATTAAATCATGATACTAAAGATTTATGTCCTGAAGAATGGACTAAAATACATTTTTAAATTTTACTTAAACTTATCTATATAGTATAGATAGAATGGAAGATGATGTCATTACTATTGGAAATGAAATGATTTTTACTCCTTACAATACTAAAAACAAAGAGATTAGTTTGAACGACATTCAAACTATTCTACTCAAATATGGTGTTTCCTATCCGATTCAACGTGTTGAATTGTATAAACGCGCATTTGTACACAGTTCCTATTGTACTCGAAATTTTGATGCAAAAATTCGAATTATAGATAAACCTGCCAACTGTATTGATCTTCATTCAAAATCGAACGAGCGTCTTGAATTTTTAGGGGATGGTGTTCTAGAATGTATCACCAAATATTATTTGTACCGCCGTTTCCCCAATGAAAGTGAAGGGTTCATGACGGAAAAAAAGATTGCATTAGTAAAAAATGAAGCAATTGGTAAGTTTGCCTATGAAATGGGACTACATTCTTGGTATGTTATTTCAAAACATGCTGAAGAAAAGAATATTCGTACCAATTTCAAAAAATTGGGGTGTTTGTTTGAAGCTTTTATTGGTGCGCTTTTTTTGGATGTCAATAAAATAAACATATACGATGAAGATGAATGGTTTGCCAACATGTTTGTTACTGGTCCAGGATTCCAAATGGCCCAGATTTTCGTAGAGTCTGTCTTTGAAAAACATGTAGATTGGTCCAATATCATTTTAAACAATGACAATTATAAAAATATTTTACAGATTAAAATACAGCAAGAATTTAAAACAACCCCTATTTATCTTGAAATAGAAGATTATTCTGATAGTTATCACATGGGTGTGTATTTGTACATGGGACAAGAAAAATGGAATATGAAACCAAGTAACTCTATTCCATTTTCACAATTTGGTTCATTCGAAAAAATCCATGAGTACATTAAACAACATGGAAAAGTATTTGTTTTGTTAGGAGAAGGATCTCATAAAATTAAGAAAAAAAGCGAACAACTTGCATGCGAACAAGCTTTATCTTTTCTTAAACCATAAAGTTTTTTATAGTATAATTATGGTATCTATAGTATTAATAGGTGTTGGAGTATCCATATTAGGTGGTGTACTTATATAAGGTGTACCCTTTAGAGAAAAAATCATCTGAAACTTCAGATAATGATTCAGAACATAATATAAACTTTGGGGGTAGGTCGAGAAGAAATCGCCAACGCAAAAATAAATCACAAAGAAGATAATCGTCTAGTTTTACGTCTAGTTTTACGTTTTTTATTACGAAGTTTACCTCCTTTACGTGTTTGACTATTCCACCGAGCAAGAAAAGGATCTACATCATGCATGGTAAGTTTCATTACATCGCCATTTTGAATAGGTTTTTCTGATTGTCGACCAGGATTGAACATATTTATTTCCGTTTTTGATCCATCAAGATGAGTTACATGTAAATCTACACGATTTGATTCTGTTTTATTTTGTTTATTAAATTCAAAAAAATTAATATCATTCAAATAAGATAAAATATTTTGATACGTAGTTTCCACTTCAAATAAATATGGCATGGTTTGAATCGTATAGGGGGGCAACCCATTATAGGTTATCGTATAGTCTAAAGGTTTATTATACGCTCCTCCTTTTTTTCTCATATATTATAGTTTCTAAATTAAATATTTAGAAACTATATTTTTCGTGTTTTATGGTTTCTAAACAATTTCAAAGCAGTAGAGGCATCTTTCATTCTATAAAGATTCATGATAAACGTACGATGTGTTTTTTTGATATATGGGTTGCGACACATAATACCGTACAAGATCATTCCCAACGCGCACAAATCTAACGAATATTTTAGTTGTTCGAGTATTTCTTTATCGGAATATTTATCAAACCATTTTGTATAGGTATCCACCATCATAGTTGCATACTGACTATGTGTATAACTATCATACCCACCTGTTTCTTGAAAATATTTAATTAATGCAACTTTGAATGCAGGATACCATGCAGAACCATATTTCATTTTGAAATAGAGAGGAGACAGCCCTATATATTTATGTTTATTCAAAAAAGAATACTCTAACAATCGGTTGTTTTCCCAATCAATCAATTCAAATTTGGATCCGCATTTCATAATATTGTCTAATTTGATGTCACCATGGGCAACATCTAATTTTTGTATGTCAATCAATGTTTTTAAAATGTCTTCTACAAATTGCACAAATTGTTTTTCCGTAAATTGGTTTACAATGTATTCGGACATGGTTTGTGAACATTTACGGTTCACGATAAAACATCTGGATGTTGTTCCATCATAGACGACTCCTTTATTTTTCATAATAATTTCAAATCCTATCAACGTATGTTTTTTATACGGCATTCCTACTACTTTATGTTTCTTTACTACGGGCAAAATATGACTAAATCCATTTATTTCACGCATCATGTACGTTTTTTTAGAATGACCAAATGTTCTTATCGCTATATTGGGTATCGTAAATTCTTTGACTACATAGTTTTGAGACGTATCTAAATGAATCAATTCGTCCAAAATTTCAGGACCTTTGTTGTATTCAATAATATCCTCTTTTTCTAGTACATAAATTTTTATTTCTTTTACATTTTGTAACTGTACATGTTCTAATGATTCCAAGTCTTCTGTGATTGTTCCATAATCCATTACTTTTCCTTTCATACCTTCGCCGTGAACTATACCTCCTTCCATACTATCTCTATTTATTTTTTTTAGATTTATTTCTTTTAGATTTATTTCTTTTAGATTTTTTTGTCTTTTTCTTTTTACCACTTCCATAGAGTAAATTGTCGCGTTTATCTGGAGCAACCTCATCAGGTAAATCATAACCATCTTCATTGTTATAATCGCTCAATGGATTTTGTACAGTATTTTCTTGTGCTGGTAAAATAAGACCATTTTGACGTTGTTGTGTTTTCAACTTATTCATATAAAGACCGCTTACCGTAACTAATAAAGCAACACCGGCTACACTAGCTAACACTATTTCCATTGAGTTCATATACTATCGTTTTATTTTTTTTGATTTATTTTTTTTATTCTTTAACCTTTTTGATTTACCACCAACATAAGTAGGTTTAGTTGGGTCCGGATTCGATTCATAATCATCTAAATTGGACCACCCATACCCTTGATTATCCTCTGGATTAACCGAATTAGTACTTTGTCTATCATCCGGAGTATATCGGAATACACCACTTTCAGACGATCTTGTAGAACTCATACTATTTCGTTCTTGATTAGGTTTAGTCGTTGTCGTACGATATACCAGATATCCTAACCCACCAATAACAATAGGTATACTAACAGCTAAACCAATAATCAATGATTTACTCATACTTTAATGTTTTATTTTTTTCGTTTGGTTTTCTTTTTTCCACCAACATTTACATCGGATGTACGTTGTACTGCAGAATCACCCGTATAATTATATTTGGGTAGAGTTGTTGGTTTATTTAAAAAAACACGACCAGCTACAAATAATAGAGCAATGCCTATACTACCTAACACTATTTCTAATGGTTTATCCATATACTATTCTTTTATTTTTTTCCTTTTTGTTTTTCTTTTACCTCCGATAGATTCATCTAATGCAATCATACTAGCAGTACTATTCACACTATATCTTTGTGAATCATTGCTCGGAGACCTTAAAGATTCAACAATTTGGTTACTAGATATATGTGCCGTTGAGTTTGGGTTTTGAATATTTGAAAATATACCCAAAATAATTAAGCTAAATGCAATTACATTATATCCTATTATATATTCTTCTGAATTTACCATATATTATTCTTTCATTTTTATCTTTTTAGCTAAAGGTGTTAACCGCCTATAGTATTCCTATATTCCATATTTTCGTTATAAACTGGACGTTCTGTAACTCCGTTCAACCGTTCATCTAGTCTCGGTCTTACCCATTCTTCTTTTTCAAACACCCATCGTTTTAATGCGGTATTTGCCATCATAGATAATCCGATACCACCCATAATGATAAGACCCAAATATTCATTCACCATATGTATACTATGTATTTTTATCCATAAATCTAAATATTCGTTGAATATCTAATAATGTAATATCGGTATGATCAATTTGTTGCATAATAGTATTGATGTTGTCTATTTTTCTTAATTGCTGTATATAAGAAAACATGTCTTTTTTATCCATGTTTAATTCTTTGCAGATACGTTGAATAAATCCAATGTTATTGTATTCAGTAGAATATTTGGTAAGTACTTTGGTAAATCGAATATCTGAAATTTTGTGCGTATTTTGTTGCTGAAACAAATAATTCGTGTAAAAGGTTTTCAAGATAGAACTCATTTCGTTGAACATCCATATTTGTTTTTGAAATGTAATTCTATCAATATAATCGGAAAAACAAATCAAATCTAAAATAGAAACATACAAAGGTATCACATCATACACGTTCATTTTTTCAAACAAATCAATAATATTTTCGTGCCACAATAAACTAACAATTGTTCTATCCGTATCGTTCATGATAGAATGATCTTTTAATTTCATAGGATTGTTCATGATACGTTTTGTAATTTGTTTGGAATCTTCGTTAATCGGTTTTGGTTCAAATAAATAAGGTAAATAGAGCTGGTTTATTTTATTATTATGAACGATTGTATATAATTGTATAATTTTTTTTAGATCACGATCTACATATACACTATATTCTGGTTTACCAGGGATCAATTGATGTAATATTTGTTTTACTTGTAAAAGAGTAGGTGCTTTCAATTCAATCACTGTACAACATTTCATGAGTTCTTTTACTTTTTTGTCTACGTAATTATTACCTATACAAATAACGGGTATATGTGTAGTCCCTTCTAATTTTTGTCGTTTTGTTTTTTTAGGCCGAATTAATTTAATCAACGTATTGATACCTCCCTTATCGCCATTATTCATACATTCGATATCGTCCATGACAATTGCTATTTTCGTCTTTTTTTTAGTGAATAAACTAATGACATTCGAATCCGACGAATGATACGTACTTATGTTATCAATAATATCTTTTGTTCGTGTATCGCATGCATCGTAATTAATGACATCATAGAACATTTCTTTCAATATATCCATGATAAATTTAGTTTTTCCAGCACCTGTAGGTCCGTATATATAAATACACCGTTTTGTAAGTATATTGTTTTTATTGGCATCAAAATATTTTAAAAAATCAACGACTTGTTGTTTTATGACATCTCTATTTAATATTTTTTGGAATATGAGTTCCATAGTATGGATGAATGAATAATTCTATATTAATTAACGCACAAATATAAAAACCATTTCATTAGTTACGTATGAATTGTCCATTTGTATATAAATACATGCCAAAATCATTGCAAGATTTTGATATGGAGACTCAAATGAAGCAAATGGTATATGAACTAATTTCAGCCAATTTGCTGAACATTATTATTATTGGAGGGCATTGCACAGGAAAAACTATTTTGAGTAACATTATTATTCATGAATACTATAAAAATGAATCTACTACAACTATCTCGGATAATATTTTGATCATCAACAGTTTGAGAGAACAGGGTATACAATACTATAGATCAGATGTAAAATGTTTTTGTCAAACTACGTCTACCATCCCCAATAAGAAAAAAATTATTATTTTAGATGATTTAGATTTAATCAACAATCAAGGTCAACAAATTTTTTTAAACTACATGGACAAATACAACAACAATGTTCATTTTATTACTACCTGTAGCAATCCTCAAAAAATTATCGACAACATTCATTCACGTCTTATTAATATTAAATTATCTACCATTACGCCAATTTATTTAGAATCCTTGTTACAAAAAGTAATAACGGCAGAGATCATCCATATTGAACCTGAGGCTATACCTCATATTTTATTGATATCTAGACAATCGTCGCGTGTGTTACTGAATTATCTTGAAAAATTTAAACTAATTCGAACACCTATTACCATAGATTGTGTATATCAATTATGCACCGATATCAAACATGAAATGTTCGATACATTTACTTCTTATGTATTGAAAAAAGATAAAATCAACGCTATCAAAACCATTACTATGATTCAACAAGATGGTTATTCTGTTATTGATATTTTAGAATTTTACTTTTTATATTTAAAAATATCACCCCTGTATGATGACCATATCAAATATAAAATGATACAAATTCTGTGTAAGTACATTACTATTTTTAATACCATTCATGAAGATAACATTGAGTTGTTGTTTTTGGTCAACGATTTAGAAAAAATTAACGATTTGTAAATAATAAATAACTCAAATAAATACCAAAAAAGTTTTTTGCAAACAAATCAAGGATATTATAACTATTGTTTTTCATTTTATAAGGCAACATTGCTGCTACACCGTACAATGCCCAAAATACAAAAAAGTAATAAAATAATGTGGCATTAGCACCTTGAACATAGTTTGTATAAATCATATAAAAATATATCAAAAATGGAATAAATCCCAACAATACGCTTAATTTTATAGGTAAAACTGCCATTTCACCTAAATAACCAAATAAAAGCATCAACCAATTTAAACATAGAATAGGTACAATTGTTCGCCATTCTTGGTTCCATAGTTGCATAAAGGTGGATTCAGTTGTTTGTTGTAAAAAAATAAGATAAAAAACTAAGTTTACCAACATAGTAGGTGTTGTAAGTACCCAGTCTGCATATCTAGATGGTGTAATATTGGTAATTTTATTAAAATTATAAAACCAATAGACATAAAAAGAACCTTCGATCGCTTGAACAGCTACTTCTAACATCATCATTTGTTTTAGTAACAAAAATTTGGAAGGAACTTTAATAAATAACGAAAGTAGTTCTATTAATCCAGTAATGACTTGTATTATAATAGAAGCAACCAAAGATGTATACATTTTTAACATAGTATGAATATAGATTAAAGATTTCATGTTTCAAAAGATAGAAATGTTAACTTTTGAAATTTGTTGTTATTTTATTTCTTATGATCTATGGTTTTATATTTCTCATATGGGGTTGCATCATGTTTACTTCTACAAACATATTCACAAACATCACCATTTGCTTGAATATACCACCATGACGTATCAAGATACCTATGTAGGACATTTTTTAGAAAGTGTTCTACAAAGTATAGGCATATTTATTCCATTACTATGGTTCAACTTCGGTCCTTCATTTTGGGTAGCATTATGTTTGATTAATCTACGAGGTATGATGCGACATGATGTACGTTGTATACCATGGATTGGAAACCATCATATACTACATCATACATACCCAAAATATAATTTTGGTGAATATTGGTTAGACTATTTTTGTGGAACTCAATGCCCACATCTAGATGAATATAAGGCTGGATTAATTTATTTATAACATATGAAAAATAAACAAAATAAATATTTTTATATACTTGTTTTTTTAATTTTATACCAATAATGTATAGTATGTTTGTTTCTCGTGTAAATGCCCCATCGAAACAATCTTGTTTGCAAAAGGCACCGTGTCCTTCTAACTTGTTTTGCGCACCTACGTTTATTACTCCTCATGAAATTAGGTTGGTCGTACTTGATGCAGTCAACAATACCATAAATACAAAAAATGAAGGTGTTAAATTTGGTAGTTATGCACGTGTAAATGCAAAACGTAACGCCAAAAATATTCTTACCAACTCACATAATCCAAATTGTTGTAACAAAGAGGTAAATATACCATTAAAACCAAAATCTCCCCAAATTGTTTCTACTAAACGTATTCGTTGGCCAAGTTAAAGATATCACATACAAATTAATTAGATGAACCGCGTAGAACAAATGAAACAAATTCAGCAAGAAGCTTTAGAATTGTTTACCCGAAAAAATGCAGATTACGGCGATGCGTTTGCAACCTACGGTGTGATCGGTGTATTGATGCGAATCGAAGATAAATTAAAACGTTCCATGACTATCACAAAAAACGGTGTGAATTTAGTACAAGATGAACGTATTCGAGATACGTTAATCGATTTGCATAATTATGCCGCTATGGCGTTAATGTTAATCGATGAATAAAGTTAAAGGGTTTGAGTTTGTGTATAGTATATGAGGCATTATTATACACAAATTTTACCTATGATGTTATTACCTTCTACTTTTGTAGGGTTTATTACAGGTATGTGTGAAACTATTAAATCGCGAGAGATTTCACCTATCGATATGTTTTCGAATTGGATAGGATATACTAGTATAGGAATTATGACAGGTATTTCGTATCCGGTTAGTTTTCCAATGTTGGCAGGGTATGTCATCTACAAAAATTATTGAATACTGTCTACTACTTTTTTACTAGTTTCTAATGCACCTTCCATCCATTGTTGATAGGAGGCAGAATAATGTTCACCACACATGTAAAAATTAGGAAAAGGGTTTTGTAGTTGATAGGCAATGGTTTCTTTGTGGGCGCCTACGGTCCAATACCCTACACCATCCTGCCAATAAAATACTTTGGTATGTTTAGGTTCAATCTCTATATCCAACAATTCTTTTACGTAATATTTTAATGCCTTGTTTACACCATATACACCTTGTTTTTCATAAATATCTTGCCAATACATGGCATATTTATGATCTGAATAGAACATGGTTATATGGCCGGAAGGCAATATCATACGCAACGGTGTTTTCGTCGTCATTTTAGGCAATTTTTTGAATTGTTTGTTATCCAATATGGAATAAATTCGACACAAAGGTGACGTTGTAATGTAGCGCAATAATGGTGCTAACGGTCTAAAAAATGCCAGTTTTTTAACTACATTAGAAGGAAGCGTACATATACAATAGGGTGATGTATAGGAATTTTTATTGGTTCGAATACGATAATGATTGTGATAGGATTGAATGCTAACGACTGTTTCATGGCGAATTTCTACGTTAGGATATAATTCTAGATTGTCTACCAACTTATCAATGATTTGTGATAATCCATCTTTCAATATAAAAAAATTATCGTTCAATTGCAGTAACAATTCAATTGCATCTCGTGCATTCATCACAACCAGTTCAGTGTAATAACCAAAAGAATCTTCAATGTATTGCACTTCTTCTTTGGAAACAACTAATCTAGCATAATTCAAAAACGATAATTGGACTAAATCATGCAACGGATCTATTTTACTAAAAGCAATAATTTTTCCGAGAATAAATTTTAAATTATAGGGGGAAGGTTCAGCCACTTCAAAAGAAGATGGAATAGGGACTATTTTTTCATTTAAATGAAGTTCATGGATCAATTCAATTAATAACTTGTGTTGTTTGCTGAACCGTCCTGCACCTGCTTCTACTGTCATTTGTTTATCTTTATAGGTATGTACCCGACCTCCTAGTTTTTTTTCCTTTTCCACTATAATTAAGTTTCGGTCAGGATTACGTTTTAAAAGTTGATGAGCTGTGTACAATCCTGAAATTCCCCCGCCAAGTATCATATACTAGTCGTTTTTATTTTTTTTTGCGAGTACACCACTTAATTGGTCCTACTCTATAACAAGTTCTACCGTCGAATATACCAGGCGTACTTTTTTCGATAGGTATTCCCATAATGCGAGCACCTTGTGTGAAGGTCCCTCCTTTATATTTTTTTGATTTATATTTTCTTGATTTCATGCTATATTAAAATATTATAATATAATAATGATTCTAACCTTCATTTATCAATTTCCTGAAAATTTTGTATTTATTGTAGAGAATAAATTTTTTACTAAAATTGATTGGGGAGATGGTGTTGTACAAACCATTACCGATCCAACTACACACAGTTATCATAAATATGCAACAACATCCATTTATACTGTAACGTTTACTAGTTTGGGTCCATTAAAATATAGATGGTTTACAAGTCCGTTACTTACAAATGGTTACGGATATATCATCAATTGTCCAAATGAAACATCACCGAATGATACAGTAAAATTAAACTATTCTTTTTCAGAACAAGGTAATTCATCGGATAGAATAAAAAAAATAAAAGATCAAACTATTTGGTCCAATTTAAAATTAACCAATCCAATGATAACGAATTTACCTAAAAAATATTCGAATTATGAATCAAAAATGAATACGACCAATGGATATCTTTATTGTAAATTTAATTCCGTTTATGTATTTCAATAATAGTCTATATTATTCTATATGTATATTCCCATACATATAGATACATACCAAATTTATGACATTTTTCACAACGGTAAATTAATTATTATTCGACCTACAGAATACCCTTTAGATATTTATTGCAATACAGTAAAAATGAATGTTTATACATGTCCACATCATCATACCTATGTGTATACATTAAAAATACCCTATTCGTCTACAATATCATTAACAATTCAAAATAAAGTGGTTGAAACGTGTGTAAATGTATATCCTGAATTCAAGGATGAAATTATTTTGTCTACGTTGGTAAAAAATGAAGATGCGTACATAAAACAATGGATAAATTTTCATCTGGGTATCGGCATTACCCGTTTTATCATCTATGATAACAGTGATAGCGACACATTGTCTAGTGTATTAGAAGAATATATAGAAAAAAAACAAGTTGTTCTCATTTCATGGAATGTACCTTATTATTTACCAATAAGCGGTAATAGTGGCCAAACTACACAACAAAACCATTCCATTTATGCATTTGCACAATCAAAATATATTGGATTATTTGATATAGATGAATATATTAACATGCAACAACATAGTAATATACATACATTTTTAAATGAAATGGTTGACTTGCATACATTAGATAGGAAACAACTAGGAAGCTTTACTGTACGTAACAAATTTTTTTATAATCCAAATCATTTACCAACAGATGGAACAAAATTTTTGAACATTACGAATTGTGATATAATCACAATGGATTCTCGTGAAAAGAATTTTGTCGTTCCTCAAAATGTAAAAACATTTGCAGTACATAGAATTACAGATGGTAAACTAATGTTTTTACTAGATGAAAAAGATATTTTTTTTAATCATTATATCTATTTGAACAAATCAGATAGAGGAAAAAAGAATACGACGAATACAGACAATTCTATTCTACGACATATTTGATAAAAAAGACAATAAATTAGATTTTATTAATGATAAATATTTTGTTTTGTTTATTTCACCTGGTTCTATTGCCATATTTTCACCCCATTCATTCCAAGAATTAATCAATAAAATTTGATCATGTTCTGTTTTCATTGTTTTTGTTTTATATTTATTCAAAATTATATTCACTAAATAGTCTTGATTGTACATAGTCGTATTTGTAAATTTTGTTATACAATCTGTTCTGTGTGGAATAGCAAATCGAACCGAGTTGTTGAAATTAAAAAATATAGTGTTGATAGAATTATTTTGCAGTTGTTGTTGAATAATGGTATTGGTGTATTCCTTATAATTCGTAGATTCATATCCTTTGTATGAAGGTGAAAAATTGTATGTTACATTCGAGGATTTTTCATAGAGCATATTATTCATGGTCAACACTACTCCATCAAAACCATTTTTTATACATTCAGTAGTTAACATATAATTAAAAATAGGAAGATAATCTTCGGGTATACACCAAGGATGATGTATAGAAAATACAGGTTTATTTTCTATTTTATAATAATTTGGATGTTTAAAATACTGCATAAGATGATTAATATTTTTCATGAAATTATCAAAATTGTATACATTTACTATTTTTTCAGATTTAACATTAAAAGCTAAATTATTACTCCAATTTTCATTAGCCCATATAAAATAAATTTTAAAATCTGTTGGTTCTTCAAAAAATAAATTATAACAATTTTCAAATATAGTATTTTTATTAGTAATAGAATTAGTAGAAAACCAATAATAATAACAAGCAAATCCATAAATGGAAAAACGTTTTGCAATATCTATTTGTTTGTTGACAATTTCTTTATTATTTAATTTGTAATCTAACAAATGTTTTATAGATAATTCTTCTAAAGATGGACTATCAATGATTTCATTTGGTAATTTATAATGACGAATATAGTGATTTAATTGAACAATATCCGTCATTCCATTGTAATAATTTTTATCGTTTTCAGGAATAACGTGAAATTGCGGAAAATAAATAGCAAATGGTTTTATTTTATCATGTAATATACTGTTCATAGGTATGGAAAGAGTATCATCGAATATGTAATTATATAAATCTTTATACTCTATTTCCATATTTGAATTTGTTATATCAGAACCACTATTGGCAATAATATAATCTAACATTTTTTCAAATTGCGTATATAATGTAGTATAATTCGTCATTTCATATTCAGACTCATACACTTTTATATAATGATCTTTTTCGGGTATTCTTTCTCGAAAAGCTCCTATGTTATTGTACAAAATAGGTAACCCTGAATTAATACTTTTACTTAATGAATATGAATATGTTTCTCCGTACATGTTTAAATGCAATAAACAATGAAAATTGTTTTTTATTATTTCATCATACCAATTTGATTCAGTATACGAATTTATATTTTCTTCTAAGATTAAAAAATTAATTCTATATTTTTTATATTTTTTATATTTTTCCCTTAATAAATTTATAAAAGTTGAACCTTTACATGGAGTAAAATTTTGAAAATGTCCTATATTAATTTGTTTACCAATTTTTGGAATTCGTTTGGTAGTATAATCTATTTTGATATCATTATGCGGTTGTATTATAGTATTATCTTTTCTAAAAAAGGTATCAAAATTATTTTTCGTAAAAGAAGATGGATGAATAACGATAGATGCATCATTAAAAAGTGTAATTATACTTGGATGAATAGAATCAGGAGGATTCAAATATATTTGTTCACAATGTTGGTCAACTTCTTGTAATTTATGCAATAATTGACTTATATCTGTTATATTTGGTATAAACCAATAAAAATCATGGATAGAAATAATTGTTTTTACGTTATATTTTTTTTTTATTAAATTTAAATCATTTGGAAAAATATCAGTAAATAATAAATGTTGTATAAATAATATATCGCTGGGTAAAAATACAGTAGTTAATAACTGTTTTTTAGTTTTAATATACACAAATGGTGTATTTATATAATGGGATGTTATATCATCTAAATATTTTTTACTTCCTCCACCTGTAATAGCGGTAACAATATATATTGTTTTAAAATTATCTGGGATTTGTTCTATCGTTTCTTCTTGTTTTATTCTATCTTGAATGGGTATTGGTTTATCCTGAATGGGTATTGGTTTATCCTGAATGGGTATTGGTTTATCCTGAATAGGTATTGGTTTATCCTGAATGGGCGTTGGTTTATCCTGAATGGGCGTTGGTTTATCCTGAATAGGTGTTGGTTTATCCTGTATGGGTTGTATTGGTCTATACTCGGATATAGGTTGTATTGATTTATAGTCGGCTATATATTTTGGTGTATAATCTATAATAGGTTTTTTTGGTGTATAATCTATAGTTTTTTTTGGTTTATATTCAGTTGCAATGAGTTCTTTTGGTACAAACTCATTTTTATATTTTGTATTTTTATTTGCTAAAATAATAGTATTTAACATAATATAACAAATATGTAATATTATTATACTTTGAACAAATTAAGTGAATTTTATAGAGTTAATTATATAATACTATAGTAATGGGAGATACAACAGATTCAGATGATGAATTTACTTCAGGAAGGGCAGAAATCAGGCAATCTCCTGCGTGTAAAATGTCATCATGCAGACCATTAACTGGATGGCGACATCCAGACGCAGAAGCACTGTATCATGCAATTCTTGCATCTCCAACCAACATAGATATATTTACTAGAATGGATCGCGATACATCTGTAGGTGCAGGTTTTTTTGCAGGTATAACATCAGAACTACGTATACAACGTGGTCAACCATTAGGAATCTTATTAAAAATGCATTCATCTTTATTAATCGAAGTATTGCCGACACCGGTTGGTATTATTGTAAATAAAAATAATACTGCCCCATGCGGAACAGGTACAAATTTAGCTATTCACAATTCTTCTATAACACCACCTGTTCCATCCGCAGAAATTGCAAATGAATTAGAACGTGGGTTTACACATTGTTATACATTACAACATTACATAGAAGAAATATTGGTTGATCCAAAATATAGATTTAATAGAACTACAAACCAATTAATCTTTGTAGGAGATGGTACACAACCTCCTATTGTAGTTGATTTAAGAGAATTCAACGGATCATGTACTACAATTACGAATATTACTCATTTGTTGTGTAAATCATACGAAACTATTTCAAGAGATTATTCTTTTATACCAGAATGTTATCTATCTTTCCACGGAATTACATTTGATTTATTACATCCAGATGGATTAGCAATATTTTTGCGAACATTTAGAGTAACCATACATGATCCAATATTTCATCAACCTATGCTAGAAAATGTATTTGAACAAATACGAGCTGGTAGAATGCTAACCAATCATCTTATTACGTTAATTGAATTTTTCAGAGATGTATTTGGTGCGACCGTGGTAAACATGTTTGATTCTGGTTGTACATCTATATACGATTCTACCCAATCTAGGTATTTAACGCCTGCAGAAGGACATCATGCCATGTCCCAACTCAAATATAAAGGAGTATTTTTTGATGGATATGGCGGTAAACGAAAAACAAAAAGAAAGAAATCAAGAAAAAAAAGAAAACAAAAAACAAAAAATAAAAATATATAGTAATGAGTGAAGAAAATGAATCACCTAACAAAAAACGTTCAAAACCAGAAGTAAAACCTGTAATTGAGCCAATTTTTGAAAATGTACAATCTGATTTAGCTATTATGCCTGGTACGATAGGTATTTTATTAAACATGCATTCGGTTATAATATCCAACGATATTATCGACCTGCCTGAAGGAATGGTCATAAATAAAAATAATACAGCTACGTGCGGCTCAATATCCTACAGTCTATTTCGTACATCTCGTACTCATCCATCTGTTTCACCTGAAGAAATTGCATTACGGTTGACCCATGATTTAACTGCATGCAGTACGTTTGATCAAATGATAGAAGCTATAGACAATCATGGTAATTTTTATTCGGATGAAGAAGATCGGTTGATGTATATATGGGATAATCATACACCACCTCAACAAATTCCAAATTCTAGATTCAAAGGTGCGTGTAGCACTATTTATGATATGACACATGCAATGAATAAAGTATATGACACCAAGCCTATAGAAAACGATATTACTCCTGAATTTACACTTGCATTTGCAGGCATTGTTGTTAATTTATTGGAAGAAGGATTAGATGATTTTTTAACAAAATTTAGAATTAAAAAAGAAACGTTAACTCAAGATCATATTGGGTTTTTAAAGGATGTATTTGACGCTATTCAAAAAGGAAAGATTGATACATACCTCCTATGTACATTATTACTATTGTTACGTGATGTGTTTCATGCGAACCAAGTAAATATTTTTGACCTAGGATGTGCTGAAATATATGATATAAAAAATGAACAATATTTACATAAAAGAGAAGCAATGAGAGATTATGAAGAGTTGCGTAGAAAAAATCCCCAAGTTGGATTTGGTAAAACAAAGAAAAAGAAAACAAAAAAAACAAGGAAAAAACGAATAAATTAAAGTTGTTGAATCGCCCACACTAAATAACAAAGGATATCATTTTCAAAATTCAAACACGGCAACCATGATTCTTCCAATGATTTGTTAAATTGTATAATTTGTTTTTTTAAATCTTTAGTAGCATGTACAACCGTCCATGCGGGTGGACGAAATGGATATTGATTTGGGTAAGATAAAAAGGAATTAATTTTGTGTTTCGTGTGCAAAAAGGATTTAATATACGTGTTAATATCCGATGGTAATTCTAGTTGAGCAATCAACGGAGGTTGATTTTCATAGGTGATGTAAACCATAAATACGTCTTCAGAAATTCTTGTAATCGTAATTTTGTATTCATCCGATATAGTATAATGTCCTGTTATCCCTTTTAGTTTGACTACATTTAAAAATTGTGTGTAGGACCTGTCAATACGCTCAATTCGTTTGTCCATTTTTTAGGATAAACGAATAACATAAATATGTTTCAATTTATTTTATTTACTAGTAATAATGAAAAAATCATATACGAATGTACTCTGGTTCATTATTATTGTGTTAGTATCTTGTATTATAGGATTAGTATGGCCTCGAGATGAAATTGTTACCGTAACCGATTCCATTTCTCCTCGATTAGAACCAACATGTGCTGATTTAAATGTTAAAATAGTTCAAGATTCCAAAGATACGCTTCGTAATCCGTATGCACCTCCATTGCGGTACAATGAACCTACTTATTCTCAATTAGGATATTTATCACGCGGAAGTGCCAAACACATTTTGTTCGGTAAACCTGCTCATTATGGAAGAGATAAATGGTATTATTATACCATTATCAACGATATTAAATTACCCATTGAAATTAATAAAAGAAAATGCACCGTTTCCCCTGGTTGTGATTCAGTATCTACCAAAGATAAAGTTGTTGTTGATGGAGAAGAATACACAGTCACTATGTATGATACAGATTTATTATGTCCGTTGTAATTTTTCTTTCTTTATATCATGCCAACTTCAACTTTAATATTATTGTATTGTTAGGTTTTATTATAGTACTATTGTTGCATCCTCAAACCCCTATTTCATCTTATGTAGAAACTGATATACAAAGTTGGAATCCTATTGAACATCCATATGCAAGTAATGTACGAAGACCATTACATAGATTTAGATAAAAATAATGGTTTAAATTTTATAAACTACAAATTTACCTAACCATACAATGACCATACTCCATGCTACCATCGGTACATTTCCACCGTTAATAATGGTCCATCGTAAAATGACACAGTGACTTGCGGTTGTTAGAAATGGTGCAATTAACATTCCATACCATGTTAACGGCACACAATAATTAGCATACAAATGACTTGCTACAATATGCAACATATACCATGAAATGTACAATCCAACAAGCTGTTTCACGGAAGGATCCATAGAATTAATTACTCTAGTATAATGTTAATTAATCAATTTTATTTCTACGATAGGGACATTGTATAGTTCCGCTATTTTTACAAAACCAGGTGTAGTATTCCACCAAGAAAACGAATAAATTTTGGTTGCTTTAGTCATGAGATATAAATCAAACAACGTATCTTCAATACAGTCATCATGAGGTGGATATCCAATGTTTCCAATTTTGGTATCAAATACTATGCAATCCTGTTTTGTTTTTACATAGGTTTTAAATTCAGCAGTGTCACTCAATACAATTGTAGTAGGAGATAAACAATGTTTGATTCGTTCATATACGGTATAAAGTAAATAAGAATATTTAAACTTGGAAATAATAGGATCATTGATATGTACATGTATGACATTATATACTTGTATAGGTAAAATTCGCAATAGTAATGTAGGGGATGGCATAAGTATATGTTGAATAAATTCCATACAGGATTTGTTTAATTTAATAGGTAAATAAGTGGTAGAACAAAAATAAAGTATTTTGGATTCGGTTGATATTATATAATAATCTAAATCGTGTACAATTGGTATTTCATTATCTGCAATTAATTTCATGTGAGGATGTTGCAAAACAGGTAAAACTTTTGAAATAGAATGGTGTTGTGTATCTACGTATAACGTAAATGGTGTGATAACAGATAAATAATGTAAATAACAAGTAGTTTGAATAAGTTGAAAAAAATCATCACAAAGTTTAGAACGGTGAATGGAATTATTTTTCCAAACGTAAATTACAGTTTTCATATGTTCTTTCTAGATTTTCTATTAAAGTATTTCATTTTTTTAGTAATTGATTTATTTGATGGTATTGTAGAAAAAAGATAATAAACAAGTAATTCTTCATTGTACGGTGGAAATTTTGTTTTATAGGTAAGTTTATAAACGGGTGTAATTTTACTGTCAATGTCTATTTTATTTTGTATTGACATTTTTTTAAAATAACCCAGTAAATATAAATAATGTGGTGTAAGCTCTTTTTTACTTAATGATAACAATACTGGTACGTTATCCCATATTTTTTTAAATGTTTTATCTATATTGTATATTTTTTCAAATAATTTATGATGAATCAAATATGTATCTGCTTTATCATGTAAATTATAATAATCAATAGTTTCATTGCACCACTTTTTAATAATATATCCGTTTTTTTCAGAATAAAGAAACCAATTACTTATCATTATATCAGGAAATGGTTTATTAAAAGCAAAAAAACCTTCTTTTATATAATTAGGCAACCAAGATGTTAATGGTTTGTTGCAAAATGTAGTTGAATCCGTCCATAATCCTCCATGTGTTTTAAGTATTATACTTCGAATAATATCCGTTAAATGGCATTTTTCAATAGGTTTAGAAAAAATATCAGGAATATATTCTTCTACATTTACATATTGTTTTAAATTTTTAGAATCGAGCAAAACAATTTTCCAATCTGGATTATAATATCTCCATGATTGAACGCATCTTTTAACTATTTTAGGCGCTTTATCAAACCCTTGTAGCCAACAAATATAAATAGTTTTAATCATAGTTTAACAGTATATTTTCTTCATATTCTCTATTTCAGGATTGTGTGTTTGTGGCAGAAACAACAGTTGCACATCTTGTATGTTGCGAAACCGAATTGAATTTTTCTGTCCTTGTTGACCTCTTCCTACACGTCCAATGGCTTGAATTATTTTTTCAGGGGTAAGTTTCATACCGTTACCAATGTACCCTTGACACAAGAGGTAATTCGTTCCGTAAATGTAGTCTGAATCGGCAATAATCATAAACAAGTATTGTTGCGTTGCCAACTGTTTCATGATTTCCATATATTTGCTGTTGGTGTGTTTTGCAAATACACCAATTCCCATGAGAAGCAACAATTTCCATTTGTTATCAATGTCCAACGATAATATTTCTTTAGCTGTATCCGAATCAATGTTGGATGAAAATGCAGTCGTCAATTTATCTACATGCCCATATTTGGCCAAATGCGACTTTTTGTTCGGAATGTATTCATCCGGCAACACCATCGGCAAAATGTGATCATACATTTCCGTTAATTTATTTTGTATGGAACGCACTTCAGGTGACATTTGATTTTTTACCATTTTCTTTTCTTTGTCTTCATCTTTGCTGTTGGCATCTTCCAAATCTTTTTCCAATTGTCTAATTTTCTCCGATATGGTCGAGTTGTGTCCAAGATTTTTTAGAATCGTCGTCAACACTTCTTCAGGAATAGCCGATGTTTTAATACAATATTTAGCCACGTTATCCACGTCATCTGTAATGTAAATCGATGGACCGTGTTCCAACGTGTGTGCATCTTTCGTGCAAAATTCAATTGTAGCTGGCTGTACTATCCTACGCGATTGTTCTGCTTGGTACACAGTAGGCCAACTTTCGGGCGTAAACGTTTTGAGAACATGGATGTAAAATCGTTTGATATTGTCGATCGTTACATCGGCTACCGTTTTGAAATAACTGAAATCGGCCGAATGTAGTTTTACAAATTCTAGAATAGCGTGTAAATCCACATATTTCATAAGAAGTCGTTTGGATTCCAAGAATGCAATACACTCTTGTAGTGATTGATATGTTGGACAATGATAATGTGGCATTTCAATCTGATTTTCTGAATTCAACATTTGCACAGTTTTGGTCGTATCGTAACTGGAAACGTTATATATTTGGGCTTCAGGAAAAGTCGTTTGAAAACTTTGAATCGTTGTACTCATATCGGCGGGTAAGGTGGCAGATGAAAGTACAACCGTGGTAATTTCAGTGTTGCTTTTCCAATTCTTTTGGTACAATTCGTGTAATGGATGTGAATCATAATCAAGGGTAATTGTAGGTTCATCTAGCCAAACCATCATTCGATTTCCCGCTTTGAATTGTAACATATATTCTTTGGCATGTACGAACGATTCAATATCGCAAATCAGCATTTCTACTTTTTGACCATCGCTGTTGTCTACTTGTTTGATTTTACCGTTGCGTTTGTCGCGAACACATTTGGTCACTGCATAATAATGTAATTTCACATCTTCTTTCGACTTTGCACCGAATGCAGTGGCAATCTTCTTTTTGACGGCGATAGCGGCACGCGCCAAGGCTAGTGCAATATGACGATGAGCACACATGAAAATAACTGCATCATAAAAGTTAGATGCACCAATGGGTGATAATGTTTTTCCTTGACCCGTTTGAGCCGTATAGAGAATGAGTTTAGGATGCGGATGTTTGCAAATTTCAAAGAGTTGTTTTTGATGTGGGTAAAGCTCAAGAGGTTTGTATTTATAAATGTACGGATTGTTTTCCAAAATAGCTACTGAATCCAATACCAACTCTTGGAGAGGAAACGTATAGGCATCCAGCATTTGGCGAATCATTTGTTGAATATAAATATTTACGTTGGGAAGTTGGTAGGAAAAGAGGACATGAAGTGTGTAAAAATGATGTTTATTAGTAGGTAGTCGTTTGCAAATGTCCAACAGAATACATTCGTATAGAGTAGGCGGTATCTGCTCTGTACTAGTATTCAACCGTATCTGATCTGCTTTTTTTAATTTAATTTGTTCTTTGGCAGGTAATTTAAAATTGTGTATCAAGTCTTTCATTGTCTTGGCAAAATACTTGTGACACAAGAATAAATCCACAGCTGGGCTCTGCGGAAGTTTCAAGTAATCCAACAATGTAATTACACTGTGTTCTATTTTATCCGGAGTATGGGATGCCTTTCCCAAAAATTCAATAATACGCTGTTCTGCTGGAGGAAGAGGAACTTCGATCGAGCACCATTCAGATTTCGTGAGCTTAGACTGGTCCATTTTGTACAGATAGTAGGATTAATAATTGTTATTCAATTTTTATATAATATTATGAAGGAGGACGTAGACGAAGAACAAGACAAAGACAACAAAAAAATAAACGTAAATCTCGTAGATTTAGATAAATTCGTCAAATATTAGTCTCTTGATTTCCTTGTTGCGTACCAATGTCTCTTTCTTTTCAAATGCCTCTTTGTCCAACTCTCGAAACTTGTCCAATTCAGCTTCATACTTTTGTTTATCAAATCCCGGCAACTGTTCCAACACTAGACCAAACACTTGTTGTAACGGTTTCATCAATTGGTTCGTAATGTAATGTTTGTAATCTATGACGCACTTTTGTTCTCGAATGAATTCTGGCGTTTCTACTTTATTACCCTGCAATTGTTTCACCCCTTTTTCTTTTTTCACTTCAATAAACGCAAATTTTACACGGTCACCTGGTTTTGGTTTGTTACCAGGATCTCTCTTGCCGATACGATCGGCCAATACCTTATGGGCAATCGATTGCGGGTTTTTGTACCCCGATCGCAACGATTTGGTAATACACAATTTTTCCAACGATATTTGTCCTTCAACCAACTTGGCCATGGTTGTTTTTACAAACGATACTGCTTTCCCTACATCTTGGTCTTTCATTAAAATGTCAATGACTCCGCCGTATCCATCTTTTAAAAAGGGTGAATTGTCGCGACGTTTCAATACAATCCCCATACTTTTACGGTAACAATGTTCTGTATCGTCTTCATAATAATCACCAATGTATCGTTTCTTGGAAAAGAGTGCAAACGGTAAAATGGCTTTTTCAAAAGCTAATTTATGAGGAGGTTTCAACATGGCCGTCACTAAATCACCTGCTTCTTTTCCCAACTCCATGGAAATACCCAACGCATCTTTTCCCAACAATTGTTTACCATCCTGTATTAAGTTGAATCTGAAGAATACTGAATCTGTATCTCCATAAATATATTCTGCTGTTGCGTTTACATTTCCATATATGGTTTCACAATCTCTTTGCTGGTATACATTTTCAACAACAGCTTTTGCGAATAAAAGCATGTTTCGTCCACCTGCTGTACACGAGGAAGCTACGTATTTGTTATAAAACATACTGGTAGATGCACCACACTGACCATAGACAGAATTGGCGGCTACTTTGAATGCATTTTGACGTTTGTTCAATATTTTTTTCATGAACGGATCAGGTTCCGTTTCTATCATTTTACGAGTATCTTTACGTGCTTTCAACAATTTTTCCAACACAGAAGGAATAATGGCTTTTTTATCTTCTGGAAATTGTGCAAACCGACACACTTGATACCCTGAAACTTGTTTTACTGCTGCTGCTTTGGGTGTTTTGCGAACATACTTGAACGTATCCGATTGAATGTCTACATATTTATACTCGGGTAAATTATCATAAATGTAAACTCCATTTTGTTTCATACCATATTCTTGTATCAAATTGTGTTCCAAATCGTATACTTTTACACTTACCAAACTATCATGAGACATGTTGTCTGCACAAATAACAGATGGATACAGAGAATTGAAATCAGTTACAATAACAGGTGTTTCAAAGTAAAAACCACATTTAGGGTCTAGCACAATAGCACCTTCATATCCTTCTTCATTGTCTGATTTTTGTACTACTGGCATAAGAATACCTTGTTCCCTACATTGTTTTGCTAGTAAACTGGCTAATTTAATACCTTGACCACGCATCACAATAAATTCAATTGGAACACTGCAAATGTTTGCCATTTCACCTAATTCCGGCAACAAATCTATTTTTTGAAACAAATGATGCACTAGGTTGCAATCCTGAATACAGTAACGTGCAATAATCGCACGGTCATCATCAGATCCCTTGGCCAATCTGAAAATCTCATGATGATCTACATCATCCTTTGCCAAACACCATCGCACTTGTTTTTTCAAATTAGGGTTAATAATTCCTTCGACTACGAAATAATCTTTGTAAACACGCAAAGCTTGAAACTTTTTACCATTTTTGTAGTAATCGCTTGAATGAGACACTTCTTCAAACACGACGTAATTCATGGGTTCCAATCCTTGCAAGTTTTTGCTGTAGACATGTGTTTCATTCATATCTTCTTTGTGTTCCAATTTGCTTACCTTGTCGCCAATAAAGTAAGCAGAGACATTATCTAATTTGTACGATTCTAATTGGTAATCGCGCCGAAACATAGTGTACAAATCAATTTGCAATCGTCCTTGCATTTTGAAATAACTTAAATTGTATTCACCGCTAGCCAAAAAGATGGTAGATTCTTCAATCGACCATTCGCCATTTTCATATTTTCCAGCAAGGTTTTGGGTACGGGACAATTGCAAAAATTCATCGATACAATTGTTTTCTACGGCGCGATGAAACATGAATTTGCAATCGAAACCAAACGTATTGTACCCAATCAAAATGTCAGGATTTTCTCGTTGAATCAAATTTTTCCAAGCCAACAATACCTTTTCTTCTGTATCGTAACATTCAATTTCTGTATTTTCAATAGATGAACAACCACCCAGAACAATACAATGGTTCAGATACGGTTTGTTGACTCCATAATTGACAAACGTAGATCCAATAAACGTTATTTTGTCACCTTCTAGTTTTGGAAACATGTGATTTAAACTTTTCTGTAATTCGTTCGTTTTCGATTCTTTATCGAAATCAGCGTCACGCATCATATCTAATACGGTAGACTCTTGATTGTATTCGCTGGTTTGTCCACTGTTTGAGGTTTCATCGTCGGAATCTTCTTGTACAATAGCATGTAATTGTACGGATTCGGTAGGAACATAATTTTTCAAAGGTTGTTGAATCCAACGTTCAAATAAAGTGAGTAGTTGAGGTTCCGACAATTGTTTTTTAGGATAAACAATGTCAATATATTCCATCTGTGCAAATCCAAATGCAGATTGTATACAGTTAAAGAGTAACTCTTTAATATGCGTAGTATCTGAATGTTCGCATTGTTCTACTATATTTTGCGCCAGTTTTTTGTAATCTTTTACCGGAAGTGGAAAATCGCCGTGACTACTACTTGCTTCAATATCAAAACTACATATTTTATACGGAACAATCGTTTCTTTGGTCGGCAACGGATCAATATCTTTTGCAGATATAATAAATTCGTAATCACATGTAGTCACGGGTTCGTCTGTTTCGGTATAGTTGTTCAGTTGGACCCATCCCGATGGACTCAAATTTTTGATATGAAAATAGCGCAATAATGGAGGGATGAACGATTCGTACAGTTGAATGTAATGATTTTTAAACAAGTATCCTCTTTCTTTGAGTACCCATGCAAATCCTGCTTTTTTGTTGAATTTAGAAGGTTTAGAAGAAGTAATTTCATGGTACCATAAATTTTTGACGCGATGAAAACAGGGTAACCCTTTGAATTTAAAACAGATGAATTTATGTTCTCGTTGACCGTCAAATCCGTCCATTTTTTTACGATGAACTAATGCACAATCTACAATACCATCGGCCATGTAAGGTCCTATAACTGTTTTCACGTGAGTCAAAAAGTCATTTTTATGTATTTTCGTATACCAATCAGGTACTCGACAATAAAAGGATGGTTTGAAATCTGGAATTTCAATTGAAAATGTTTTTCCTTCTTCATTTAGGCCAAACATGTGAATAATAAAAGCGTCATCACGAGTGCTTGTTTGAAAATCTAGCAATTTCACTTGCATTGTGTATACTATTCTTACAACGATTATTTTACATCAATTTTTAATATTATATTAAAGTATGGATTTGTTTGGTGTATTATCACGCGAAAATTGCATATTTTTTTACATCATGTCCATTATTTCACTCATTCTTTTTGTGTTGACTCTTATTGCTGGTATTTTTTATTCCAAAAGTAAATTAAGCATCGTTTTAATGAGTTCATTAGGTCCGCTTGTTACTTATTATATGTACAGGTTATTTTATTCCATGTGCGAACAATCTTTGTAATGAATTTCTTGGAATACGATATGAGTAAAGAAATTAAAATCAATCCAGATTTGTTCAAAATGTCAAAACCAAAAACCTTGAAAAAAAAGACGTTGACTGGAACTGAAATTAAAAAAGCATTATTGGAAACGATTCAATCCAAAAATACTGACGATCCAATTATGAACGCCATTCAAGATATTGAAACGATTAAGGACCCGAACAATGAAAAAAAAGAAATATCGGTAGATACAGAAAAAGTAGAGCCCGTTACGGAACATATGGAAGGGGAAGTTTTGGTCAAAACAGAAATCAAACAAGATATACCTTATGGTTGTTTAAAAAAAGGTAAAAAGCCTACATTTAAACAATGGAAATCTGTTCCACCCACTCAAACCACTACCAAATCCGTTAAAAAATTTGCTTCTTTTGGTAAATCACCCCAACGCAGGACAGTACGGGTCTTGATCAAAAATATAAACACACAAGTAAAAATAGAAAAGGAGATAAAAACGTTGCAAACCCATTCTATGGAAACAATTCGCAACTATTTGTTGAAACGCGGTCTCTACAAAATAGGGTCTTCGGCACCAGATGATGTGTTGCGCAAGATTTATGAAGAATCCTATACTACAGGGGATGTTGAAAATAAAAATTCAGATTTATTATTACATAATTATTTACAAACCAATTAATTTAGGAAAATTGATTTAATTATTTAAATAGTATCCATACATAGAATGGATACTACTATGAAATTTTGCCCCACCTGTGACAATTTATTTTATTTAACCATAGATGAAAATATGGTGCAGTATACGTGTAAAAAATGTGGAACGATTGAAGACATTAATGAGGATTGTACGATATCCAACATATTTTGCAACCAACAACGACAAAATGTCAAAAATAGTGTCAACCAATATACGAAATTAGACCCTACGTTACCTCGAATTAACTTTTTGAAATGTCCAAATGCAAGTTGTGAAAATCACGAAGAGAGAGAAGACCGTGAAATTATTTACGTACGGTACGATAATGTACAACTCAAATACATTTATATTTGCCCAAAATGTGATACAGTTTGGGAATCAGGTATAAAAATTGATATAAAAAAATAATAACAGTACCTATTATACAATGAGTGACGACGAAGATATAGATGATATTGTAGAATCGCCTGTCGTAAGTGAAGATGAACTAGACGAAGAAGATGAAACGGAATTAAACAGTGACGATGAAATAGAAGAAGAGGAGGATGAAACCGATGAACTTGCTCCTACCAAAATAGAGAAACCATGTGAACATTATTTCGAAGAGAATTTTAAGAAATTTGCATCCAATTTAGATCATGACTTAATTAGCACCTTACATCCACGTGAAAAGGCGATTAATTACGATGAAGTAAAATCATTGTGTCATGTAAAACGAAACAAAGATGGACTGGTAGTGGATCCTCTTCATACGACGGTTCCTATTTTAACTAAATTTGAGTATACTCGCATTTTAGGTCTTCGGGCTACCCAAATTGAAAATGGCGCTCCTTTGTTTATAGCTGTCAACGAATCGATTATTGATAGTTATGTAATTGCCCGTATGGAGTTGGAAGCTAGAAAGTTACCATTTATTATTCGAAGACCGTTGCCTGGTGGAAAAATGGAATATTGGAGATTGCATGATTTAGAAAATTTAAATGTATAAACCTTTATTTTTTTATTTGTATAGGTGTATGGAACGTGTTGAACAACTCAATCAAAGAATAACACAAAGAAATGCAACGTCTACTACTCCTTCTTTTTATTTTTCTCCCCGTCCCGTTCCTACAAAATACACAACGATGCCTATTGTAGACAACATTTGCGCATCCAACGTAAGTATTGATCTTAAAAAACCATATAGTACAACTGAAGATTATTTACCGGCCAATTCAGCTCCTTGGAGTGGGTTTTCAGTCAACGTGGATGTAGAAACGAAATTAAGATACGAAAAAGAATATATACCTTCTAGTAAAAGTTCCATGTATGTAAAACCTAATATTCCTAGTACGCACGCGATACAACCTTATCCGGAATTGTTTGCCCATGCCGTATCAACTGCCAAACCTTCTACTTTCAAAGATAGACATCTATTTTATAACTCGACCAGTGAAAAAATCAATTATTAAACATATTTAGATAATTGAAATTAACCAATACCATGGAAGAGAAAAAAGAAATCAAAAAACGTGGACGAAAACCCAAAGGCGGTAAAATCATAGAAAATAAAATACCTATAGAAGAACCTATATGTATTTCCCAAAATATTATTTTGCACTTGAAATGTTCTATGCAAGAGATTTTATCATGCAATATACAAATAGGAATTGAACCTTATATACATTCCAATTGCCATGAAGAAATTATAGTAGAAGATGAAAACATTCCCATTACACAGAAACTTAAGAATTTGGCAATGAAATTGCATTCCAATGATATGAACATTACCAAAACTGATTGTTTTTGGTGTACTTACAGTTATGATACACCACCCGTTCATATTCCCAAATGCAAAATCAACGATACGTACCACGTCTACGGTTCTTTTTGTTGTCCTGAATGCGCTTCTGCATATCTATTCAAAGAACAATTAGACGATTCTACCGTGTTTGAACGCTACCATTTGCTCAACTATTTATATGGCGCCGTCTACAATTACACTAAAAATTTCATTCCTGCACCTCCTCCTCATTATTTGTTGGCCAAATTTGGTGGAACGTTAACCATTCAGGATTTCAGAGCTAGTTTGCGATCAGATAAAGTATTTATGGTAGTCAATAAACCGCTATGTGCTGTATATCCCGAATTGATACAATCCAACAATGAATTTATGATTACGTCCATCAAAAACACCAAACCGGAACAAAATTACAAATTGTGTAGAAAGAAAATAAATTGAAACTATACTTCCAAATGATTAACAACAACTACAAAATGGATATCAACGATTTGATGAAACGTACTACAATGTATTCTGAACATGGTTCAGAATACATTCGAATTCACACCATTCGATTTGAATACAAAGATACCAAGTTGTTCTATGGAGAAACTGAACTAGACGCAACTGTACATATATTGACGCGTGGTATCTACGTAGATTTTCACGACGAGGTTCATTTACGCAAAACGGTAGGCATAGTATCGTTCTATCAATTAAATCAACTTTACTATTTTGACCCTTCTATCCGAGTTTCACTTACCTCTACTCTTTACTATACTACCAAATTATTACAATACATACATATGTTAACCGATGACATACTAGAACTCTATAAATCTACTATTATTCATCAATCTTCCAATGAAATTCATTTTAGATTAAATAATAATTGTTGGATTACACTTCATTTTATAGAAATAGAATATGATGGATATTTGATTGAAATAATACATAATCAAACAACCTTGTATAAAGAAGAATTCAAATCATTTGCAATAAGTTATATTAATTTATTTAAAGTGTAATAGTGAAATATGCCAATTTGTGATCCACAACCTAAAAAAATAATAAATAATATTAATACTTCAAGATCATTAGCAACCGTTTTAAACAATGGTAACAATGCAGGTTCTAAATCCATTAATATGAATGACAATGATATTACAAATATTAATGAATTACAAGCAGTGGGCAATGGTTCCACCAATACGATTACTTCACAACAAATGGTAATTCAAACTAGTGATACTTTACAAAGTGCTGCCATTGAACTATCTGGGAACGGAGCTGATATGTATGTTGAAGATGTAAGTGGAAATTATGTTAATATAGCAACAACAACTAGTTACCTTCCTTATAATGGTCCAACTATAGAAATAAATGACGCTACAAATGAAAAAGTATTATTTCTTACTCCTCAAAAATTATATTTAGGAACACCTACAAATTTTAATTCACCTGCCAATAAATTGTTAGGAACGGATTCGAATGGTAATCTATATTATAAAAATCAAAATGTCGAAAATGGAAGTGTAGGAACATTAGAAGATGTGTTGGAAGAGGGAAATACTGCTGGTCAATCTATTGATATGAGTAACAATAACATTACAAATATTGGCGAATTACAATTTTCGGCAGTACCAGTATCTACACCAGTGTTGAATCAAACAGGAACTTCATTAAAAATACAAATGAATGGACAAGATTACTATATTCAAGTTTTTACTGTTTCTTAAAAATATATTTAGGAATTTTTTTATATATTAAGGTATAATATGTCTTCCCCCTTTGAAGTTAACCTCCGACAAGGAACACATAACTTTTTAGATGTTTCAGGATCAGTCTTGTCATCATCAATGGATTACAATGGTATTAGTGTACAAAATGGTGATCTCATAACTAGTCTTTCTTCCACATCACTTGTTAGTGATGTTGCAGTATTTGACCTTACACTCAATTCTCTCACTTTAGGGGGTGTTGCATCTACCGCCGGTCAAGTATTAACAGCAGACATTGCAGGAAAACCATACTGGGCAACCGTTCCATCAGGTGATAATCCAGCATTTAGTGATCTGCTTAATACTTCTGGTGATGCAGGTAATAATGCAATTACCAATTTATCGTCATTGGAATTTACGCTTGATACAAGTGGAACTGCTGTAAAGTTAGAAGGTGTTTATGATTCAGATTTGTCTGGTAATATACTTAAACTATCATCCGTTATAGATGAATCCAGACAAACTCGTCAGTATAATGGGTTGTTTCTTCCTGTAATGGTTGGTACTACAAAGTATTGGATTCAGTTGCATTCTGAAGATACTTAATTTTTTTGAAATAAGTTGTTGGATTATGAATTAAAGTAACCTACAGTAATTAAGTATATGGGTATTCCAAGTTATTTTTTTCAATTGATGAAACGTCACAAACAAATTGTTTCATCGTTGACTTCTGAAAAAGTAGACAATTTATATTTAGACAGTAATTCGATTATTTATGACGTTGTTCATTCTATAACTGACCCACTGTCTAAACATGAATTCGAAGAAGAAATCATTTCACGCGTATGTTTGAAAATTCTTTCCTATTTGCAACGACTTTGTCCTTCACGTGTTTTTATTGCATTTGACGGTGTTCCTCCCATGGCTAAAATGAAGCAACAGCGGGAACGCCGATACAAGGGATGGTTAACTAGCCAATGGTTAAACGAAAAAAAACCATGGGATACCGTTCAAATTACACCTGGCACTGCTTTCATGAAACGGTTAGACCAAAAGTTGGTTGAATTCTTTGAACCATACCGATCCAACTATGCAGAATTCCATTTGTCTACCAGTAGCGAAGCAGGTGAAGGAGAACACAAATTGTTTTCTTTTATTCGTGACCATCCCGATAAACACATATCGCAACATACCATGATTTATGGTTTAGATTCGGATTTGATTATTCTTTCACTGAACCATTTATATACTTGTCAGCGTATTACTTTGTTGCGTGAGGCACCCGCATTCAACCTAAAAGAAAAAGATGAAAAAGAATTAACTACGTTAGATATTAACCAATTGTCAGATTGTATCACTGAAATTATGGGTAAAGATAGGTTGCAAGATTACATTTTTATGACGTTGTTGTTGGGCAACGATTTCATGCCACATTTTCCAGCCTTAAATTTGAGAACGACTGGTATGGATACTTTATTGAATACCTATGTAGAATGCATGCAAGATAAACCAATGATGTTGGGTACTGTACAATGGGACAATGTACGACACTTTATAACGGCGTTAAGTAGAAAAGAACACAGGTTATTCATGAAAGAACAAGCAACCAGAAATAATCGTAATGTAGACAATACAACACTTGAAAAAAGGGTAAACAATATGCCTATGTTAAAACGCGAAAAGGAATATATTATTTGTCCTACCAAACCTGAATGGCAATCCAGATATTATGCACAATTGTTCGCATCTGGTGTAAATATTGGCGAAGTATGTACCAATTATGTGCAAATGTTGGAGTGGAATATTAGGTATTACACTACAGGATGTTGCAATTGGACTCTCTATTACCATTATGCTTACCCGCCTTTATTGGAAGATTTAGCCATATACATTCCGTCCACCCAAACACTTGCTGAAGATAAAACCATAGTTACGTCCAACGAATTATTAGCCTTTGTGTTGCCACCTGCATTAATGTTTTATTTGGATACACCAGAAAAAGAAACATCCAAAGAGAAAATGAAAGAACCAACATTAATATGGGCCTATTGTACCTATTTATGGGAAGCCCATGTACAATATTAAAATGTATGTTTACAGTATGGATTTACCTAAATTAAAAAAATATGTTGCCGTTTTGTTAAAAAAATATAAACCATCCAAACAACAACCTGTGAACGAACCTTTATTTGATAAAATGGAAAATATAATTTATTCCATGATCAAAGAAATTAGTATGGAAGATCCAAAATATTGGGCACCTTCGGGGATACGTATCGAAACCAAAGATTACTACAACTGTGAAAAACAATTGACTATGACTACCATTGGAAAAGGTGCATTTGGAACCGTCTATAAAGTTCCAGTGAAACCCTGTATGAAAAACATTCCAGCTGAAGTTAAAGTAGTTGCTGTGAAAATGGAAAAGATTGATTATTCCAATTTTTATAAACCTAGCCAGTTAAAAACAGTAGTGGATATTACAAAAAAAGCACATGAAATTGGTATTGGTCCAGCGTTGTATGATGTGTTCATTTTAAAAGGACCCAACTTTTTTAGCTTAATCAAAGTATACGAATACATAGAAGGTAGAGAATGGGGTGAGTTTACATCTAAGAAAGAAATGAACCATGCCCTTACTCAATTAAAAGAACACATTCATACCATGAATAAAGCTGGAATCATTCACCATGATTTGCATGCTGGAAATGTGATGATATCCAACGGAAAAGTATACATTGTTGATTTTGATCGAGCCAACTACTATGAGACAGAAGAAGAAGCAAATATTTATCGATTTCAACAAAACGAATATGATGATTTTTCAATGGACCATATTCGTTCCAAAACTATTTATGTATTCAACATGCTTGTTAAAAAAAAGATTATTAAAACAGGTACTCGTAAAAATCGTTAAATGCCTAAAAATTCATCAATGAATTCAAGTAAATATCTGGAAATATCTATAGATGTTTGGGTATTATAAGCGGGTACATTAATATACGTAACGTTGGGAGCTAACATGAGAGGATGTTTTTGATCATCTAAAAAGAGTACTTTTGAATGAGGAGGGTATTGTGTGCAACTCCAAAAATCTTTCAAACATTTTGATTCTTCTTTACGTTTTGCTTCATATTTTTTAGCATAGACTACTTTATCAAACAATTCATATCCTATTTTTTCGTGTAAATAGAGTTTGATATACTGAATCCAACTAGGATGTCCTTGATTGTTCGTAAACATGACTACTTTGCAGTTTTTATCTTTATTAACACGAATATAGTCTAACACGGATAGAATGTTAGGTTGCAAATATTTAGGATTTCTATCTAGTAAATACCTGAACAAAGGATAATTCATTTTTTTACTAGGAACTACTACATCGCAAAATAGTGAAAATTCATAAAAGGCTCCCAGCGTTTCATCCACATCGAACACAATAATGTTCATGTTTTTATATAGTGTGTTTATATAAAAACATTTTCAACTTTTAATTTATATGGTATAGTATGGAATGGTATTTTATAGCATTGATTGTTATTGCAATTGTGTTTACAGTTATGTTTGGAATTCCAACCATCTATGACATGATTATATATGGAGGAAATCCACTATCCTTTATTGATCCAGTCACACGTACTGCACGACGTGGAGGAAAACGTTAATTTTACCTATCTTTATCAAAAAACCATATCAATAAAATAAAAGACGAAAATATAGTTAATAATTGTTGTAACGTAATAAAAAATTTAGACAGTTGTGTTTTTGATTTCATCGAAGGTAATCCTACCGAGGATTGTATGGTTACACTAAGGTTGAAATAATCTAATAAGGTAGGTATACCATCATCTGTATCCATTGAATTAGAAAAATGTGTATGGGATAAATACGAATAAATAAATGTAAATACGATCAACATTAATATATTCAAAATTAACATTTTTTTTATATGTTTCATAAAGTTATAGAATATTTTTTGTTCAGACTTAAACATCCATCTTGAATTCTAATTTAGGGATACATATATGTTTAGTAATAGAACTTGTATATACTTCTTTGTCTACATTTAATTTACTTACTAATTGAGTATACGTATCTGTTTCATATTCGTTTTCAAACCAGGTAGGGTGATTATGTTGCCATTGTTTTAGATAAGCATTTTGTAACGTAGTAGCTGTATCATGGATCGTATCGCACACTTTGATCAAATTATGTTCCCATACGTTTTGGTTTTTGATACATATTTTTTTACGTTTTACATCTAAACAATGAATGGGTCGTTTATAAATACCAATGTTATACAATTCGTTGCAAATAAGTTGGGCAATATCATCTATATTTTGGGTATCATGAATATTCAAAGTATTGATAAAATCACTCCAATTAAGGGCATCTTTACACGTATCATTTAGAAAAATGTTCAAATTGAATCGCTGGTTGGTTATGTTGCCTATTTTAGGAATTAATTCATTAATTTGTTGTTGTTGTGTATCAATTTGTTCTTGTTGTTTCAAAATGATTTTTTTCAAATCATCTGCGTCTTGGTTTAAATTAAGTTTAATATGTTTTTTGGTTGCAATATGGCGTGTCCAATCCCCCTTTTTTTTTCCTGTAAAGTTACATTTAGCACATATAAACATAATTATACATAGATTATTCTAAATCGTTTAACTTTTTTTATAATTACATTATATGCGTAATTCTCCTTCTGGGTGTACCACAGTTCCGTATCAAATGTGCAGAAAAAAGTCAAATAAAGAGTGTGAATGGGTCTATGGATCTATCAAAGGACAAAAAACAAGAGTAAAAAAACGTCATTGTAGAACTCGTAAGAACCGAACACGTTCTAAAAAATAATATAATAGTAATGTATGGCATTTAGTTTAGGAAATTTGTTCAATTCAAAAAAGTCTCCTTCTAAGAAATCTCCTACCAAATCTAAACGGACCTCCTCTGCTTGTACAAAAGTTTCTTATAGTGAATGTAGAAAAAAATCGAATCCTGATTGCGAATGGGTTTATGGTTCTATCAATGGACAAAAAACAAAGGTGAAGAAGAGACACTGCAGAACGCGTAAAAATACAAAACGTACATAATTTCATTCATAGTATAAAATAACTACTTATACTATGAATATTAATTTTGATTCGTCGGATAATTTAGAACTGGCCGAACACAAGTCAGACGTTTCTACCGAATCCCAAAATGGGTGGTCGGATGATATTGAGGCCTTACTAAAAGATATGGAATACAACTCGGGCATCTTATCACAAATCCACAAAACAAATTATCTTGCTCTACATGAATACATTAAATATTTCAAATTACCCATTATTGTGTTGTCCAGTGTAAATTCTATTTTTTCAGTAGGGTTAAGCACGTATTTAAATCAATCACTCGTATCTAGCATCAACTGTTTGATTTCACTGATATGCGGTATTATAAGCAGTATTGAATTGTATTTGGGGTTGCAGAAAAAGATAGAAAACGAATTGTTATCGTACCGCGATTATTATTTGTTAAGCGTAAAAATAAACAACTGTCTCAAATTAAAACGTGAACACCGAACTGAACCCAACGGGCAACTCTTTTTAACCGACATTACCAATGAATATACGAGCTTGTTTGAATCGTCTGAAATACATTCCCAAAACTTTAGAGACCGACTCATTTCGATTGATATTACTAAAACCAAGAATAAATTGTTGTTATCTCCTTAATATCTTCTAGATTTACGTTTTCGAGATTTTTTACGTCTTGATTTTTTACCTCCAGCAGCAGGAGCAGTTTGACACACATCAATACTATTTAATATATCATAATCGGTAGGTAAAATAACCCTATCATAAATTCGTATACCTCTACATTCTAGAATTTCATAATCCCAATAATAATCCCAATCATAATCTATATCTATTATATTTCTTATCTCTAAAGTTCCATTTATTTCTACTACAATACAATCTCCTTGTTTTAAATCAAGGTCTGGTCGATTTCTGCTTCGTTGTGTAATAGTTACTCTAGGGGTAACATCTATACCGACATGTCTAACTTCTAATATAGGTGGCATATAATTATATAATATTTAATAGGAAGCAAGAATATATTTAGAAATCATGAGATCACTTTTCAGAATTTGTTCAATTGACATTCGTGCAAACCAATTATATTTAGACCGTTGCAATACTTCTTCTTGCGGTATATAAATACCGTACAAAGATGCATCTGGATATTCAATATGTGTTGTTCCTAACAATTCATCTAGAGTTACAGGTTCGCCTGATATTTTTTTAATCCCAATATATTTTCCATTTACAGTCGTTGCGTTTCGGTTGCACCATAAGTTGACATTATCAATAAAATCGGGTTGGGCAGATTTATCCAAAAATAAATATTCTTGGTATTCTACCAATTGTTTCAACGTTGTATTTTTCTTTTTAGCTCCCATCATTCGAACATTTGGAAAATAGGTAACTTGATCATGCGTACTACCACGGTTCACTCCTTCAATCACAAACATTCCTTTATCTTCTAGACTAGATTTATATAAATCGTATAAATTTCGAATACACAAAAAAGAAGGGGGTACAATAAAACCGCCATACTGGTATAGGATCATACTTAATCCTATTTGACGGTAATGGTCTTTGTTCGGTTGTGCTATGTCATGAATGTTGATATTCCAATTCAACAATGCATCAAACGTATCATCATTGATCAAACATATGTTGAACGAATCTTTACATTTATCGTAAATACTTTTCATGGTAATTTGAAGGTACGGTTGATTTACTTTCAACGTATTTCTAGAATAAAACGATTCCCAGTTTCGTGCATTTATTTCAGGAGGACTGAACATCCATAAAATAGGTTTATTTTTAGACATTTTATTACCAATAAAATATTCAGATACGTATTGGTAATGTTCATGCGATTCAAATATTTCTTCTGAATCTTTGTACGATGAATAAATATATTTTGATATTAAGGAAAAAACAATGATCAATATAATTTTACTATAATCCATATTTACTACATCTAAAATTATTTTAGAGATATACATTATGTTTAAGAATTCGCTTCCTGCATTTACTTTATTGTTAATTGTATTGTTATGCGCATCTTTTGTATTGTCTCAAGAAGGGTTCACAACAAGTGCTAATGATTTGCAGAATGATATATCTAAAAAACCTAAAGTACTTGTTCTTTTCTTTACTTCCAATTGCGGGTATTGCAAAGATTTAAGTCCAGAATGGGCAAAGGTAGAAGAGCAATTACCAGACACTACCACATCGGTGGATTGTACCAATTCATCCGATCCTGCAGTAACTGCTGTCATGAAAAAATATAATGTAACCAGTTTCCCGCGTATGGCTTTTTTCAATAATGGAACAATTCAAGAGGACTATGATGGTCCTCGTAAATCAGATGATATCATTCAATATGTAAAGAGTAAAACGGGTTAAAAAAGTGAATTGACTCAAAAAAACCTGTAAACAGTCAAAAATAGTTAACATTAACGATGCAAAGCCTATACGAACGGGGGGTAAGAAACAATTCATTTTTAAAATAAATAAAGCAAACAATCTTTTAATTCTTTGTTTTTCACGTACATTGAACCTTGAACTTTTTTGTAGCCGCCGTATTCTTGCCATTCACCCCATGAGTGCCGTCCCACTTCGTTGGACAAATAGAGTACTTGCCGATCGCGCTGTCCAATATTTGCAGTCCAGGAAGGAAGTCGGGCTGTAACAGGGTGCACTTCAGTTACTACATGATAATTCACTTGAAAATTATTATGTACGAACCCAAACACATCACCAACTTTTGCTTGGTTGAAGGATGCGTCATCCCACATCCAATGTTCTCCATCCATAGCGCGCTGTTCTTGTTCTTCATAATCACGACGCGAATCTGGTTTTCCATTTCCCAACGGAAGCTTGTTTTTCGCAATAGGCGTAAGAATCACTTTTCGTTCCATGTTGAATGGCTTTGTACAATACCTAAAAGTATAAAATCGTTTCAATTTTATTTTGAAATAAATCCGTTGAATGCAAAATCAAAAACGGATTTATTTCAAAAGTATTGGTTCCCTATAAAAAAAAGATTTAACAATTTTAATCCACCGACAATGCAACATTATCCGAATCGAACAATTCTGCATTAACCTCTGAAACATCTACGATATTTTTAACACCAATCAGCTCGCCATTTTTGTCCAACGTCTGCGTAAGTTTGTTACCAGCAGTAGTCGCCTTTGCAATGTTTTCTTCCATTGCCTTTTTCTTACTTTCTTTTACGCGGTTATTAAAAAACTCTTTAGCATTGTCTTCGTTCGCCTTTTTGTTCGACATCAGTTCGTTTAATTCCTTTTCTAAGAATTCAACCTTACCCGTACGGTAAGCATCTGGTTCCCATGGCATCCAAACTCCTACAGGACCTACATAAACATCAAAATAAGGATCGTTTTCACGTAGCATCTTGGCACGTACTTCCGCCTCTTCTTGCGACGGGTAGACACCTCGAATTTTTAAGCCACGTGTATTGGTTTGGAAATTATTTTGTTTGCTGTATTCCAATTCCAACGCATCCAAATTCTTATCTAGGAATGTTTTGTAATCGTCTGATACGGACATGGAATTCAACGTCTCACTTTCTTCCTTGCAGAATTCAGTAAGATCGGTAGTAACTTGCTCCGTGTCCAAATTATATTTATAAGCTAAAAAGGCAGTAAATTTAGCAAATTTTTCAACGGATTTAGTCATATCCCATGTTCTTACAAATTGTTCGAATTGAAAATGTTCTTTAGATTTAATTACATTTTCAGGAGAAACAAACGATACGCAAACGAACTTTTGTTGAGCAATCGGTTTGTCTTCTTCTAATAAATCAACAATTTTAGACATACAACTTTTGAAGTTTTATATTTAAGTTTTAATTATATTATATTTTTTTCTTTGTATTTATTATAATGTTTGATTTAGGAGAATTGGTAAAACGCGCTATTAAATATTTAGTGGAAGGTATTATGGTGGCTATTGCTGCCTATGTCATTCCCAAGGGCAAGGGTCTTTCTTTAGACGAAGTTGCCCTTATTTCGCTTACCGCTGCAGCAACATTCTCCATTTTGGACACGTACATCCCAAGCATGGGTGTAACTGCTCGTACTGGTGCCGGCTTCGGCATCGGCGCCAATTTAGTTGGGTTCCCGCGCTAAAAAATAAACTTATATCTTTATATGCTTTGTCAATATAAAGATATACTTGGAAACAGTAGGCGAAGGTGTTCATTCGTATCGGTTGTTTAATGTAGCTATTTTTGATGTAGTCGCTACTATTCTAGGTGCGTTTGTATTGTCTTATATCACCAACAAGAGTTTTTTGGGTATTTTGATTGCGTTGTTTATTGTAGGCATTGGGTTGCATCATTTATTTTGTGTACGAACTACAGTAGATAAATTATTATTCGATTAATTATATTTAAATACACAATTCCATATACTATATGGAATTGCTTGAATCACATTTCAATACAATGAGTGGAAATTTAACATATGATGAAACAAATGATACATACGAAATGTTTTCAGATAAACCTGGTATCAAAAAACATATTAATTATTTAACATTTAAAAAATTATTTGAACAAATGGATGGATTAAAAAATCCATGTATTTTAGAATCAGGTATAGCATCTGCAGGTACACAGAGTACATATTTATTCAATGAATATGTAAAAAAATACGGTGGATTCTTTTGGTCTGTAGATGTAAACAAATTTTTAGTTAATTCAAATATAGGTAATATGTGTCCCGCAACACAACTTATTTGCGACGATAGTGTTTCATTTTTTACTAATTGGTCTAAATCACATGATGTTGCAAACGTAATATATTTAGATAGTTATGATTTAGATTTTTATAATCCGAAACCATCAGGCAAACACGGATTGGCGGAATATAAATCACTAATTCCTGTAATAAAAAAAAATACATTGTTGCTAATTGATGATACTCCCGTAAATCCTTACTGGTTAGATACTAGAAATAAAGTATATAATGATATGACGGTATATTATGATAATAATAATAATACATTACCTGGTAAAGGAATGTATGTAGTAAACGAAATAACAAATGCTGATAAATTACTTCACAATTATCAAGTACTATACAAATTTTACGATGCCCCAAAAGATGTAGAAATATTTTATGCATAAAACCATTATAGTTATATGAATTAAAGATTATTTTAATTAATATAACTATGTCTATTATTACCGGTGAAAAAATTCAACAATCATGTGATGTTTACATAGGCTCTCAACAAGATTTTAATTTCAATCCAGTTATAGCCGTTGACAAACACAAACATGTATTGATTCACACTCTAACTGAACCATTTCAAAATCCATATCGTATTTTTTGTTACAGTCATAACATTGCATTATTTTCTCAAAAAATACATTTATTACAAAATAATTTTATACTATTTACTCATAATTCAGATGGAGAGATTAGGCAAACACCTGAAGTGCTATCTATCTTGAATTGTCCTAACCTAATCAAATGGTTTGGTCAAAATAGTTGTTTCCAACATCCAAAACTGTTTTTTTTACCCATTGGATTGGCAAATAGCCAATGGCCTCATGGAAATCTTTCTTTTTTTAATAGTAATTTTATGACAACTATAACGAAAAGCAACACTGTTTTTTTTAATTTCAATATTCATACCAATGTATCTAAGCGCCAAAGATGTTATGATTCTTTAACTAAATTAGAATGGTTACCGATGATTAATCCTACCGATAATTTAAAACGATTGAGTACCTATAAATTTTGCATTTGTCCCGAAGGAAATGGTGTTGACACGCATCGTTTATGGGAATGTCTTTACTTAAAAGTTGTTCCAATCGTAATAAAAAGTAATTTTACAGATATATTGTTGAGTAACCATATTCCATTGGTAGTATTGAATGAGTGGAGTGATTTGAATCTAGATGAATTAAACTATGATCATCATAATTTTGATGCGATTACAAATCTTTTAGATATAAATTATTTTAAAAACTGAATTATTAACTACACTAGTAATGTGTAAAAATGGGTTCGTGTTTTTCGTGCACCACTGTAAATGTTCAGGTAGTTCTTAAATTACCCCATGGTCAAAAAGGTCTTTTGTACAACAAAGGTAGTTTTCAACCTATGGAATCTGTACAAGATTGGGTTCAATCGTTATATTCATCTGGATGGAAAGGATGGTGTGCCTACAACGATGAAACTACCGTAACCAACAAAAAAACAAAAGGCCACTGCAAAGGAGTGGTGACTTGGAATACATCCACGATCGGATGGTTGATTCATTCCGTTCCACATTTTCCTACTGAAATAACAACCACCACTATTTCTCCCATTCTTCCTTCTGAACTTGTTTATGGACAATCGTTCGTCTACGTAGAAATGCCCTATTCTAAAGAACGGTTGGAAACCATCTTGAAACAATTGGAATGGATGGATGCCAACCTCTTTTTACATGACAATATGCCTATCCCGCCTTCTTATTTCAGTAACACTGAAATAAAAAAAATGATAATTTCATCTACCATTACGCATTATTCTAAACCCGCCCATCACATTATGGACATTTACGGAGAACATTTGTGTGAATTAGATAAGTCTACTTGGTACGTAGAAACGTGGCGACGAGGATCGGCATTTAAAACCGTCACCCCAAATCTGCACGATGTAAAAACGTTAGGTTGGTTTGCAGTCAATTATAAGGAATCACAAGACCATTCGAAATGGGCCGTATCGCAACATTATGTATGGATTGGAGATTTAAATCGTATGGAATCGCAAATGAAACGCGGAGGGGGAGGAGTAGTCATACGTGATGCCAAGATGGTAAAAGCATTTCGGTCGTTGATTATTAATTAACACGCCAATTGTTGTCGCAATCAATACAGGTTACAAACGATGTCATAGGTTCATCTGCTGAACGAATTTGCATTTGATAATACGAACAATTTTTGCTATCGCACCGATAACATTTGAACGATGTTGTGTTAGCTGTTAATTTATGAGTTAACATTGATTCAGCTATTTTTTGGTGTTTTTCAATTAACGATTTCCATATGGTTGGATTTAATTCTTGATGGGTCATGTGCGCTATTTTATATGGATCTTTTTTTATAAGTTCTTTTACGTGATCTGTAGACAAATTCGCCATTAACGTTTTGAATTTCGAAATATAGAGTTCTACGAAAAAGGGATTGTTCCATTTTTTTATAATTTTACGATGCGTACATTCTTGTATCGTATAATTATAAATTCCATTTTCAATAATCAACGTAGTTGAATCGTTCTGAAGTTTACTGTTTAACGTAGTCCGGATAGTACTGCGAAACTGGGTAGGATTTTCTACAATACGCATTGTTTATCCTACTTTAAAAAAAATAGTTTTAAATCAATTTTCTTTAAACTTCATCGTCGCTCACTACAAATCCATCTTTTACGTACCCTTCTTTGGTCAATGCCACTATCGTACCGTCTTTTTCATCTAAAGATACTTCGGATTCAGAATCAATATCTTCAAACCCGCCCATCAATTCTTCATATATAGTTTCCCATTCAGGAATGGTAAGAGGCTCTACGGGATTTACCAATAGACACTTTCCGTAAAATATTTTTTCATCATAGGGAGGTGGGAAATCATACTTTACGATTTTGGACGATTGTTTCTGCTTGGTTCGACCATACAGATAAATGGTTTTTCCGTTGAGTTTCCATACACATTTTCGTTTTCCATACTCCAACACGTCAACATTTGAGATTTCCTTGAGAGTTCCGTTACGTTCTACCAAAATGTACATTGTATATCTCTACCTATCTGTTTAACTTTTTTCAATTTTTATTTAAAATAACAGATACTTCTTTAGTATTGTATTTATACAATTTTACTGGATTATATTTTTTTAACGGAAAAAAATCAACGGATAATGGGGTTGATCTGCCATCATTAGCAGGATCATTTTGTTTTTGATTGCAACAATTCGTTATCAAAATATATTTAAATATTTTGTTTTCAACTAAATAATCTAAAAAAATATAAATTTCATCCATTTTCCAATGTTGTATAACATCTTTTAAAATACATAAATCTCCTTTTACAATGGTTTCTTTGTTATTGTAAAAATCTAAATGTTTAAAATCGTATTTAGGTAATAAGTGATGGGTTGAATTGTAATCTATTACTTTTTTATATGTATCGTATCCAGTATATTTAATATCTAAATCATCGTATATTAATTTTCCACATTTAAAATCTCCAGAACCTAAATCAACTACAGTAGTAATATTATTACTAATAATAAAATTTTTCAAAAAAGGAACATAAGTATCTTTGTTGTAATCTACATCACTACCCCCTCCACTGCTACCATTATATTCATTATTATTATTATTTCCCCATATTCTGTTTTCGTAAATGTCTGTAAAAATGTTCTCCATATCATATGAACATATGATATTTTTAAATAATAAAAATTGAAATGATTTTTTCAATTTATGGATTCTACACCGTGATTTCAAATCTCAACTGACTATGGCAATTACCACGTGGCGCATTGGACAGACTATCATCGACGAAACAGGAAACATTTTTCATGTAGCCTTGTACAAGTTGGATGGATTGCCTGTTCGAACGATCACCACCATGTATGACGATTCACCTATCGGTGTGATTCTTCATCTTTTTGGTGTCGGTGACTGGATATATTTCGATAACGCACTCAAATATGCAACCACATCCACCGTTCCGCGAATCCTCAACCGCTGGAGGACCTACTCGTCGGATACTGTAGAAGAAACGGACGAAATTCAACAAATGCTGTCGAAAGCAAAAACACAAGCATCTGACCTCATGTACCGTATCAACAACCAAGAATTCTGCACTTGCGGACAACTTAATCACGGATCATCACGGTGCCAAAACGGTAAATACTCTGAAATGTAAGTCTTCTTAGGGAGAGTGGGTTGTGGGTTTTGCTTTTTTTCGTTTAATAGTACATGTTAACTAATTTTGTTGGAACTAACTAAAGACACTCAAGTATATTTATACAAAAGTTGTAATTAAAATTGAAATGATTTTACCTGTATATAGAATGTATTCAGGCTTCAAACACTTGCAACAGAATGGCAATCTCAACTTCTACTACTTGGTGTGTCGGCGATTTGATTGTGGACAAAGACGAAAATTACAATGTATCCCTCTATCGGTTGGGTACTGTTCCAGTACGTTGCCTTACTATTGAAGATGACGATACGCCAGTCGCTGTTATTATTCATGTACTTGGTCACGGCGATTGGGTATTTTTCAAGATGCCCCACTATTATTCGCGGTCAATGATTCCACGAATTCTCAACAAATGGGCACTGCACAAAGAATCAACGGTCGAAGAAACGAATCAAGTTCAAGAAATATTATCAAAGGCGCATACACAAGCATCTGGAATTATGGAACGTATTGTAATGAATTATTAAAGGTAAAATGTATAAAGTGAGGGTTGTGGGTTTTGCTTTTTTTTTTAAAAAATTGATAATCAAAATAATAGTATACTTATATAAATGGCATATACTATTATTACACGAGATTACAATAATGTTCTGTATACGATTGCTTGTCGTAATTTACCTATATTTGAAATAGGTGTAAATGTACCTAATTATTCTTATTATATACAATCGATCGAGTCAAAACCACATGATATATTTGATACATCCGTTCAACCTCCTAAAAAAATCTCATTAGGAGATGTAATGAAGTTAGAAGAAGATAAAATAAGCGCATTGTTTCAAACTATCCTATAGATGAATGAAATTGCAGTTGAATTTAACTAAATTTATATATAATTATATAATGGATGGAACCTATATTTTAATTAACAAAGATGATGTAGATAATTTTAAAAACGACAAAAAAATTGTAAATTTTGATCATTATTTAAATTCTCTTAATAAAGACTATTCAAATTATTATTTATTAATTCATTATTGCAGAACTTCATTAATATCATATAGCAATTATTTATGTTCTCGTTTATATCCAGATGAAAAATCAATAGCCACTGTCAATTCACACATTTTAAATTTTCCAGGAAAAAAAATACTGCAAATTCATGATAATCATGATTATACATATAAAAATGGATTTGAAGGACTTCGAAAATTTTGTAAAGAGGTTAATATTCATTTAGTATTTGGAAATTACATTTTTAATAATGAATCGAGAATAATATATCCTATTTTAAAAGAGTTATCTATTGCCTATTGTGTTATTCCCAATTTAGTAAATTTTAACATATTTAAAGAATATAAGAATGAAAAAATATATGATATATTAATTTATGGTTCTATGGATGGATGTTATCCTTTACGACGAAGGATGGTTAACTTAATACGAGAAACACCAAAATGGAAATCCAGAATTATTTCATACAATGAATTATCAGGTATTGGATTATCAAAAGAAATAAATAAATCTTATTTATCTGTTGCAACTTGTTCTACTTTTGAATACTTAGTTTGTAAATATACAGAAATTAGTAGGAGTGGATCTTTAATTGTAGGTAATATGCCAGAACAAGGAAAATATTTATACAATGAGGATGATTTTATAAACATAAATAATAATATGACAGACGAAGAAATTATAGATATAATAGATAAAACACTTGAAAATAAACAACTTATTTTAGATAAAATACAAAATGTATATAATAAATTAGAATTTTATAATTCAAAATATCAAAATGTTTATATAAATAAATGTATCGAGTTTTTAGATAATCAAGCATACTCGTGTTGAAACATTCTAAACAAAATTAAATCAGAATTCGTCCATCGTATTCCTTTGCTACGCGGATTCAATGGATTTTTCCACATTGTTCCCACATGTTCTGTATGCGGATATTGTTTGGCTAATTCTTTCAATCCTTCTATTTTTTCTTTCTTGTTCATATACTACAAACAAGAAAAAAATAAGCTGATTTAAACATTAATGTATTGCGAATCGACGACGTAAGGTGTTCCATTATAGATAAATATAAGCGATTGTGTTAACTTGTTGAAGAAATCCAAACATATATACGATGGCATTGGCAAAAACTTGATATATGCAATGTTCTGTTCTTCGAAACTGCATTCTTTGACACAAACAACCCCAAAAAGATTTCTGAAAGCATCTTTCACATTCTGTATTTGTGCCGACCGAACAATCACAGGAGGTAGCTGAACAAGTGCCATGGTGTATACATTTATTTAATATTTTAATTTGTTTCAATTTTTATTAAATAGTATAGCGTATGATTAATTATGGGTAATCAAGTTACTAAAAAAGTTAGCTTTCAGGATATACAATACGCTCAAAACAATGAACACATGATTATTATCAATACGTTACCCGAAAATGAACAATCTATATTAATTTATAAAACCGTCCCTATTACATCTGAAATAAGTCAAGTTGAAAATGCGATAAAATTAAAAAAAAATATTATTATTTACGGTAAAAATAGCAACGATGAATCAATTTATGTAAAATACAACCAAATTAGTAAATTAGGAGGATTAGCCTATATTTATGTAGGCGGTTTATTTGAATGGTTATTGTTGCAGGATATTTATGGACCGGATATGTTTAAAACTACAAATAAAACATTGGACATTTTAAAATTCAAACCCAACAATATATTAAATACAAATTATATTACGTATTAAGTATGGTAGGTGGATTATTAAATTTAGTCGCAGTAGGAAATCAAAACATTATTTTACACGGTAATCCGCAAAAAACATTTTGGTCGAGCACCTACAAACGAATCACCAATTTTGGTATTCAAAATTTTAGGCTAGATTATGAAGGATTACGACAATTAGCCGTTTCAAGTGAAACAACGTATACGTTCAAAGTAAAAAGGTACTCTGAACTATTAATGGATACCTATTTTGTGATGCAATTACCTGATATTTATAGTCCAATTTATCCAGATTTAGGTTCAAATCAATGGGTCCCATATGAATTTAAATGGATCAAAAATATAGGAGCAATGATGATCAAAAATATAAAATTTACAATTGGCGGTAGTTTAATCCAACAACTTACAGGAACAGACATGGTCATTTTAGCCAATCGTGATTTATCTGCAACCTATAAAAAAAAATGGGATGACATGATTGGAAATACTCCAGATTTATACGATCCTGCAACCGTATACAATCGAAATTCTAATTATCCCAATGCAGTCTACAATAACGGAGTTGTACCTGAACCATCGATTCGGGGAAAACAGTTGCGTGTTCCTTTGCCTATTTGGTGGGGGTTTACAACCCAACAAGCATTTCCATTAGTTGCATTACAGTACAATATTCTTCAAATTGAAATTACCATCCGACCTTTACGTGAATTATTTCAAATTAAAGATGTAACCAATCCTAGCATGAATTATCCCGTGGTTTCACCGAATATGACTATACCTGAACACCAATTTTATAGATTTCTTCAACCTCCACCTAACACAGAATTAATTTATACTACCACAACTACAAATTGGAATGAAAACACACATTTATCTTGCCAATATTGTTTTTTATCAGAAGAAGAAGCTAAAATGTTTGCATTGCATCCCCAAAAATATTTGATCAAAGAATACCACCAAACGTTATTTACTGAAGTAGCTGTTACAGATAAGGTATGGTTGCAAAATTCGACCGCACTTGTATTAAATTGGATGTTTTTGTTTCAACGATCCGATGTTTCTTTACGAAACGAATGGAGCAATTTTACGAATTGGGCGTTTGATTCTATTCCTACTTCAATTCAATTGTTGCCGGACAGAATGGATCAAGGTCCTTTCAGTCCTATTGGATATGGTCTTAACCCTACTACAAATCAACCTACTTATTATTATGGTACAGGCGATTTTCATCCAGAAAATCAAAAAAGTATTTTACTTCAATTTGGAATTACATTTGACGGGACAGTACGTGAAGAAGTACGAAGTGCTAATATTTACATGCAAGACCAACAATATTTAACAAGTGAAGGGTACGGGTATACTTCTTTAGAGGGATTATACGGCTATCATTTTTGTTTGGATACGTCTCCGTTCCAATTACAACCTTCAGGTGCAATCAATTTAAGCAAATTTTCAAAAATAGAATTTGAATTTGCCACAATTACACCTCCTATTGATCCAAATTCTACTTTTTTAGTCATTTGCGACCCTGATTTAAACCAACAAATTGGTGTAAATAAATCCATGTATAAATTATATGAATATGGATTCAATTTGTACGTATTGGAAGAAAGGTACAATGTACTTACATTTGTATCGGGTAATGCAGCAATGATGAACGCAAGATAATAAATATATAAATTATGGAAACAAAAATTACTTTTATTATTCCTACCATAGGACGATCCTCCTTGCAACAAACCGTACAATGTTTGTTGCAACAAACCAATCCGCACTGGAAAGCAATTATTATTTTTGATGGTATTAAACCTACTATTCAAAATTCCGACAGAATTTCTATTCTTAACCATGTCAAATTGGGTGTTTCCAATCATGCTGGTGCTGTTAGAAATTATGGAATATCTCATGCAACTACAGAATGGGTTGCTTTTGTAGATGATGACGATGCAATTAAAAATACATATGTAGAAACCTTTTATCAAGAACTAAAATTTAAAAGTGATGTTATTCTCTTCCGAATGTGGATGAATGGTCGTATTTTACCACATGTAAATGCTACTAATTTTCATAAAAGTCAAGTTGGAATATCCTTTGCCGTTAAAAAATGTATATTCGATCATGGTATTGTCTTTGAACCTTCTGAATTTGAAGATTTTTATTTTTTAGATAAGTGTAGAACAAATCAATATAGAATATTAATAAGTCCATATCTGTTGTATTTTGTAAGAAATTATAATACATCTCCAACTATTGTATCCAATAGAGTATTTATAAAAAATAAATAATAAATAGATGTCAATGAACATTCTTATATGGAAATTCCATGGGCTGAAAAATATCGACCAACCACGTTTTCATCTATTGTGTTGAATCCGTACAATGAACTCTTGTTCAAAAGCATGATTGAACAAGAATATATCCCCAACATGCTTTTTTTTGGCCCCCCTGGAACTGGTAAAACAACGACCATTATTAATTTGATACGGCTTTACCAAGAAAAAAAACAAGAATTCAATAAAGGATTAACCATTCATTTGAATGCATCCGACGATCGCGGTATCGACATTATACGCAACCAAATTCATTCGTTTGTCAATTCTAAAACGTTTTTCAACAATGGGTTGAAAATTGTCATTTTAGACGAAGTAGATTCCATGACCAAAAATGCCCAACAAGCTCTCATTTATTTAATGAACGATACCTATGAAAATACTCGTTTTTTTCTTATTTGCAATTACATTAGCAAAATTGACGAATCGTTACAATCGTTGTTCATCAAAATAAAATTTAACCATTTACCGCAACAAGATATTTTAACTTTTTTACGAAACGTTTCCGAAGGTGAAAAGTTGTTACTTACCGATATGCAATTACACTACATTCAAGAATTGTTCGGCTCCGACATTCGAAGCATGATTAATTACATGCAAACGAACCAAGATAATCTTGATCATTTCAAAATTATTCATTCGGACGTATGGGAAGAACTGTACCGATCTACCACACCCATTGAAAAAGTAGACGAAATTAGTCGCGACTACAACATGGATAAAAAACACATTATTAAAGAATACTTATATTACATCATTTTGCATCACATTGATACGTACGATTTAACGACACTTAACACTATCGAATTAGCCATTCATACTCCTGACATTAATATTGATTACGTCGTCCATTATATATTTAATAATTGAATTTAAAGAACTAGTATAAGATAAGTAAAAATGGATCTGGATATGGAATGGACCGATTTCTTGAACGACGAATCTGTTCAAAACATTCTTCCTACGTATAATGCTGACAAAGATGGTTCTGTTCCTGAATCGTCATCATTATATATTTCGACCAATACGATCATCTCCTACCTGAATCAACCCATTGATTTGATTAACTTATTTTGGAAATTGGAAGTGATACCTTATCATGAACCTCGTGAAGGAATCATCAAAAAACAGATTAAACTAAATTGCACTACCCCAAGTGAATTGAACGATATCGATACCAAAATATCTTCTTGTCCCCGTTACGGGTACCGAAACACAATCAAACATATTGAAAACGAACGTGGTAACATTAAATATAAAAACGTAAGTAAAATAACGATTGGAATTTCCAAAAAAGATATCATATCCTACCGTCTCAAACAAAAAGGAGCTTTTTACAATTGTTTCGTTCTTATTATACGCGTTCAATTGGAACAATTCAAAGAATTTCACGTGAAAATATTCAACACCGGTAAAATTGAAATACCTGGAATTCAGAACAAAGAACATTTACCCCATGTCATTCGCATTTTGATAGAGCAATTTCGATTGTATTATCCAAATATTGCCTACAACAAAGAACATGAAGAAGTCGTTCTCATCAACTCCAATTTTAATTGCGGTTATTTCATCAACCGTGACAGTTTATACCATAAATTGCGGTATGAAAAAAACATTTCTGCCGTGTATGATCCATGTTCTTATCCAGGCATTCAATGCAAAATATATTATACCGCCGACAACGAAATTGTCAGCACTCCTATTCCAGGTAATGTAGTCTCTTTTATGATTTTTAGAACCGGCAGTATTTTGATCGTTGGCAAATGTTCGTTGCTTATCATTCATAAAATATATGATTATATTGTTTCTCTTTTAAAAGATTCGTTTCAAAGTATCGTAGACCATAAATGCACACATGTCAAACCAGAATTATTTAAAAAAAAAGTGAAGAAAACTATTTTAATAAAATAACGATTTAAAGCAACTATACTTTTAGTATCATGTCGGATCCAAAGTTACCATGTGAACTAGTATTGAAACATGTTTCTAAACTATCCTTAGAAAAGGACAAGCCAATTATGTTGGATTACTGGACATTATCGTGCGAAAAATCCGTAGTCATTGGTGTTCGTGCAAGTGGTGAAAAGTTGTTGGTGAAAAACGAAGATGAATACACTAGTCCTATTTCTAAAGTGTACAAAGTTGGCGAACAATATATCGTTGAAACCGAGAATTCATTGTACATTGTCAGCTCTGAAATTCCTACGAAACGTATTTCTTAATTTTTTTAAATGAACTTAAACAATTACCATCTACATAATAAGAATGGAAATTGTTTCCAATTTACATGAAAAGTACAAATCGAACCCTTATATGCACGACAAACTAACACAATATTTAAATAATTTACCCATGTTGATGCAATCGGTTGAAAACCATCACATTCAAAAAACACAACAATTACTTGAATTGTCCGATAAAAAGGAAAAATACGTTCAGCATTTTTTGGCTACCCACGCTATTTTTTACATTCCGCAAACCGAACTCTTTATTGAGTACAAAGACCAGAATTATTCAATTGTTTCCGATGACGATATTGCGCATTATGTGTTGTCGGAATTGTACGATAACGATCTAAAAATATGGAAGTACAAAATTAAAAAACACATTATTAAACGAATCAAAGACAATCTGTTTACCACCAGCATTCCAGATTCGGCTACGATTAAATCCGTACTTCAATCTCTTAACATGTTCAGCTCTAAGAATCACGTCAAATATTTTTTAACCATTTTAGGAGATAGTCTTTTGGGTAAAAAGGAATCGTTCATTTATTTTATCGATGCATCTTATAAAAAAATGATACGCAAATGTGTTGAACAAATTTATGCTATGACCAACAAAAGTGTTGCCGACATTTTTAAATATAAATTCTGGGATCATAAATACGAACAGTGTCGTATGATTACTGGAAAATGTCCCGAACTTTATTTGTTCCCTACCAAGATTCTTAACGTGATTGGTGTAGCTACCTATTTGTCGACCAAGTACACGAACGCAGAAGGTTTTTTGACACAATGCAAAGATGATGAATTTATCCAGAAAACATTGTATTTGAATCAACATACGCCGGAAAATATCATTACAATGTTTGTAGATGAAACCATGCACAAGAAGGGAACAACCTCATACAAAAACTTTTACTTTTTGTGGCGATCCTATTTGAAACAAAAGGAGTTGCCATTGGTGATATCTGACGCGAATTTCAAAACAATTCTTACCAATTTGCAGTTGATTCAAGATGACGTGATTCCGTTAACATCGAAACAAGTATACATACAAAATGTAAAATTGTTTTTGGACAAAAATCCATACTTGGAAGATCAGTATGATGTGTCAGAATTGGTAGACATGTACAATGAATCGCAACCAGCAGAAACAAAGATGAACGAAGAAATGTTACGAGACATCATCCTCTTACTTCAATAATGATTTTACGTTTGATAGATTTACGTCGTCTGGTTCTACCCGATGTAAAACGCTTAATAGAAGATGGCCGATGTTTGGTACGAGCACCACCACTATGTTTAGATTGGTCCATAGATATAGGTTTATTCAATGATGTAAGACTTGAAGCAAAAGATGGTGAGGGTTGAAGTTTAACATCTTGACCACCTGTATTACTTGGTTCAACCCATGATGCACCTTGTGAACCTTGAGAACTTTCTTGACTACCATATAAATTTGGTTCAATTCTAGATTTTTTAGCTTGTGATGCCAGATCAAATTCTGTCTCTGAATCTGTAGCTGATTCTGTACCTGAATCTGAAGCTGATAAATCTGCACCTGATTCTGTAGCTGATAAGTCTGATGAAGATTCTTGAGTTGTATTTCCAGATAATGGAGTGTTGAATGATTGTGTGTTTGATGGTTCTGGAGTTTCGAATCCAGATTTATAGGATGGTGCATCTAACTGTAAACGTTGTTCTAATTCAGGTGCATCTAACTGTAAACGTTGTGCTAATTCAGGTGTAATTGTATAACGAATATCATAAAAAGTTTGAAAAAAATCACGTTCTCCATAATATATTCTGGTTATAAGTCTATCATTTACTTCTTTACTCGATTTAAATAAATTCGAATAATCTTCGTTTATACATTGATTCAATCCATAAAAATATAATTGTAATTGAATGGATAATTTGAATTCTAAACATAAAATTTTAACTGTATTATAAATAATTAAAAATGTTTGAGGATCGAAAACTTTTTCTGATGTATATGGAAAAATGGTAGGAGGTATTAAATTGCCTCTACCTAATTCATTAATTAATGTATGAATAGTTTTTCCAAAAATTCGAATACAAATAGCTTGACCATAATATTTATCAAATTCAAATTGATTAAGATATAAATGCCGTTTTTTACGTACACATGTTAATAATGTTTGTAATGATAAATCTTGTTCTACTCGATGTAATGGTAAATATAACCCTGCTGATTTAAAATACCGATAACATTTGTATAAACATTCATTTATTGCTTCATCATCATATCTATCAAAATGTTCCATATAAATTTTATATAATTCGTCAAAATTTGCTTCATCTGATGATAGTAATAATGATTTTATTGTTTCACATATTCTATCTTTTGCAACACCACCTTTCATATTTTTTTTACCACCAGATGATTTTTGAACTTTACGTCGTTGTACTTCTTCTGCACCAAGGTTTTCTTCTAATTTTTTAATTTCAAATTTTGTATTATATTTTGTCATAAGTATTAAACTATATTTATTAACTTGTTTTTCACGATACAATTCATTTAAACTATTAATACCCGTAAAATCTCCAAAATTTTGTATTTGTTCAATTACAGTATGTAAATTTTCCATTATATTACTAAATTGTGGGTGGCCAATCATTGTATCATTATTAATTATAGCATCACATACTTGTATAATCGAATTAAATATTTCTAGTATACTTTCATTGTTTTCTTGACTAGTTCCTCCCGACTGGAGCATTACTTTTAGTTGGCGTAACATGTTATCTATTAGTTGTTTACACATCGTAAAAATTTGTAAAATATCAGGTTTTACTTCAGCACCACCATCATCCTCTTCACTATCAGCTCCTTCTTCAGCTCCTTCTTCAGCTCCTTCTTCAGCTCCTTCTTCAGCTCCTTCTTCAGCTCCTTCTTCAGCTCCTTCTTTAGCTACTTCTTTAGCTACTTCTTGAGCTACTTGTTCAGCTACTTGTTCAGCTCTTTCTTCAAAATCATATAATCTAATATCTTGTTCGATATTTAATAAATTTTCTTTTGCGTCTATTATTTGATTGTCTAATTCAGCTAGTGCTTCAAGTGCATTAAGTAAGTCAACTGTCATTTCTTCTTGATGATAACCTTGCTTTCCATATCGGGCATCTCTAGCTTTACGGAATTCGTTTACCCAATGTTCAACCTCAAGGCTAGATTGAATTTCAATTTTTGTATCATCATTCATACCAATTGACCACCTATCTCCTGGTTTCAAATTACTCTCTGCATACTGTTCTAGTCTATCTGCTGGAATATTAGTTGACTTTACTAAACGTTCTGATTCTTCATATAAAAAATCATGTACACTTTTATAATCTTCATCTAATCTTGCATTTTCTTTTATTATAAGTTTATTAGCTTCTGCTGTTTCAATCTCTGTTTTGTTGTATTCTCTTCTTACTATTGCTTGTGCTTGTTCTTGTAATTCTTCTAATTCTTCTAATCTATCTTCTGCTTTTTGTAGATCATCTAATAATTGTTCTAATTTAAAAACATTAGGGTCACGTTCTATATCTTTTGTATCTATCGATCTGTCTATTAATAATAAAAATGAAATATAATTATAACCATTTACCATTGTTTCATTGAATGGCATATCAAACAATAATTTTACTGCATCAGGTATGTCAGCACCTTCATGATGATCTTCAGATAATATTGCAGCAATATCTATAATTGGTCTTATTTTAATACTATTTAATCCTTTTCTTAATTTTTCTAATGTATCCTCATTAATTGATTGAAGTATTTCTGCTAAATTCTCAGGTATTTTTTTATTTCCAAAAACAATATTTAAAATTAGATTTAATGATTGTTGTATATTTTTAGGTAATAGGTTAAATAATCTTATAATTTCTCGTTCATTACGATCTTCAAATCGGCGAAATAGTTCATCGACTTTTTTATTATAATAAACACTATTATATACTTGTTCTAACATAATCATTTTAAAATGTTCAATTTCGAGTTTAGCATCGTCTATTACACTTGCTAATTGGGTTTCATGTAATTTTTTTAGTTTAGCTATATATTTAAACACATTGCTTGAAGTAACTACTTTTGATAGACGACGAGTATTTGCATTTTTTATCAAAGTATAAATTTCTATTTGAGTTCTAGTTATGAATTTTATATTTTTAGTTATTGTCTCTACATCAATATCTAACATATCAGCACCATATCTACCTACTGCACCTCCTCCACCACCACCTCCTCCACCACCTCCACCACCACCTCCGCCATCATCTATAGGAAGAACACCTCCTCTTGTACCACATATTAATTCTCCATTGAAAAAATTTTTTTGATTTTTTCTCAATACATTGTTACTTAAATGAACTAATAATGCATAAAAAAAATCAGCTCTTTTTTTTTTAGTTCCATCATCGGGATCTTGTTGACAGATAAAATTTAATTTACCATAAGGGCTATCCCATGGATCTTTTGCTATTGCCATATTTGTTTCGTGTGATGCCATAAACATATTATCATGGGTTTGAACATTATAAGAAGAAAGTACTGCATAACCTACCATACAAGCTGCGGCATGTTCTTGATCTAATTTTGTAGCAAATTCTTCACTATGAGAATTTTCTACATCCCCGAATTTAACAAAATTACATGATTCTGTAACACCCATATCTTTAGATAATAATCTACCATCATATACATCTTGAAAAGTAATTTTATTATCTCTATTACAACCTGACCTTTTACCTTGTTCGGTCCAGTTTGTTTGTAAAATTCCAGCTAAACGTTTCATGCTATTATTTTGTATAGATGAGTTTTTTCGATTATCATGTAATACCATTGATTTATATATTGCAGTAGGTGATATTGTCCAAAAGATTGGTATTGATCCATTTCTTCGACCTTTGAATTCAAAATTTGGTAAAACAAATGCCATTTTAGGTATATCATCATGACTACTATACCATACAAAAATAGCAGTTGAAAATGTATTTTTAGGTACATCTTCTATACCCACCTCGTCTCGTTGTGATTTTGTTGTTGGACGTTTTCTACAAATAACACTATCAATAACATCTTTAGTACTACCTACAGGTATGTAAAATACATATGAATCTGACATTAATTTAATTATTTCATCTATACATGTAAATAAAGGTGGAATTTTGTAATTACCTAAAAATGTGTTTAGTTCATTTACTAATGCACTAGCATAATCAAATGCCATAATTTTTTGAAAATCATCTAACATTGTACGTATATCACTTACATGAGTATCTTGTTGATGAATTAAATCAAATGCAAGTTGAATTGGTCTAATTTGTTCTTCTTCTTTTACAGTCATATTAGGAGGTACAGTAGATTCAGTTTCTGGGGCGAGAGGATCATTTGCAGTATATTTTTGATATATATAACCTTTGGAAGTTGTTAATGAACTAGAATCAATAGTTTTCATAATAGCATCAATGTTATGATATGAATCTGCAAAAAAACGATGTATATATTTCAATGTGAATGGAAATGTTGAAACTATACGTTTAATTTCATTCAAATTAGCATCAGTACATGTATCAGCATATGCTGATACATCACCTACCAAACCGTTAAATTCATCTAATTCATCAATTGCTTCATCTAATTCTGCTGCCATTATCTTATACTAGTATAATAATTTAAATTCAAAATCCGTATTAAATACTTCTCACTACGTATAGTATGACGTCTAGTAGATACTTTCAACCGTTATCCTTATCTAGTTTCCGACATCCTGCTCCACCTTCGGATACCAACGATGTTTCTTATATTAGTCATTCTCAATTACATGATACGAAAGTATCACGTATTTATGCAAATCATCTGCAGTCTATTGATTTTCCAGGATATGTTCAATTTGAAGACACCATATCCAAAACGTTATACAACAAGGGCGAATTGTATAAAGTGGTTTTCATTGAAGAAGACCACTTTATCATTGAAGGTCACATTTCTAGTAAAAACAATCAACATCTCGTATGGAAAAATGTTTATAAAGAACCTGTCGTTGAAAAAGTAGAAGAACCTAAAGTAGAATCGTTCGCTTATGCCGTTGCTGAACCTATCAAATATTCCAAAAAACAAATTCCTAAAGCCGTTAAATCCCATATTTGGGATCATTACATTGGCCGACATATCAATGAACATCGTTGTTTATGCTGTAAGAAAGCTTACATTCGAAACACCGATTTTGTTACGGGGCACGTCATTTCAGAAGCCAACGGTGGGACACTTGAAATCAACAATTTGAGACCGATTTGTGCCGTGTGCAATAATGGAATGGGGCATATGAACATGGTAGATTATGTAAAAAAATATGGGTACTATATTTAAAAAAAAGCAATACAATAACACTTACCTTATGAAGATTTACGCCCGTTTCTCGAAACGCAGAGGTTGAATTGTTGGATCAAACGCTTCAACACCCCATGTGCTGGTGACCTTGTAGCCGACTCGAGTCACTGCATTACGTTGTTGTGTTTGTGTTGGAGCCGGAGTTGGAGCTGGTGTAGAACGTTCAACCCACTTGTAGATGACGAACTGATTTCCTTGGTAGAACTTGTCGCCGATGAGAGCAAGTAGACCTTCGTAGCGGGATTCAGTTCCTTTCGTTACTAGAAGATTAAAGATGTGCGCATTTTCGCCGTTGACACGTTCCATTCCGCGGTAATCCACTCGAATACCCGGAAAGGCTTTGATAGCATCCTTGATGGCGTACATTTGGGAATCTTTCCCCTTGTCCTTGGAAGCAACGACGCGAGCGAAACGAGTGTAGGTAGCCATGGTAGATGAGTTGTACTATTCTTCTGGTGGTAATTTGATTTCAATTTTTTTATGAACAATGTTCATGACTTTATAGATGTACTTTTCAAGGTGATAAATAGGGCGATAGTTGTTGGTGTAATACTGTAAGAAGTCGATGGTGGCATAGACGACTTGTAAATGTTGAGCTTGAGTTAACTGCAACATGGAAATAATTTTCCAAATACAATTTTCAACACCAATGTCAAAAATTAAAATAGAATAGAGTTCTTCGCGCAATTCCATATATTGATGTGATGGTGTTTTAATCATGTCGACTATTTTTTGGCATACTTGTTTTTGTATGTCGATTTCTGGAATGGAATGAATGACATTTTTAATGTTGTGAATCGTTTCTGGAATAGGTACTTTCAAACAAGTATGGTAGTGTTCTTTAGAAGGACGTGCAATATTGATAATGTCGCATTTGGACAAAATGTTGTTGGGTAAAAAGGAAATGGATTCCATCAAAAATATGAATTTAATTTGAAGCGGTGAATGTAAATAACTATAAAAAATTTCAAGCAATTCATTGTTGACCAAATGAAAATTTTTGCATACGATGAATCCAAATTTATCGGTATATTTGTTTCGGATGATATCCACGATTTGCATGTAAATATCGTTCCAAATGGTTTTAGAATTACACCCCAACAAATCAATGTCTACTTCGTAGTGAACGTCGCTTATTTTTAAAATAAACATGGGATCAGTAGTCGTTTGTATTTTCTTCTCGAATTTCAAACGGTTTGCACTGTGAGGACGAACAATACGCAACATTTGAGTGTATTTTCCGACACCGGAAGGACCGTACAAAATAAGATGGTTGGGAATAGAAGTAATGTTTAATTCGGGATGTAAATTAGCTTGATCGGATAAAGATAAATAATCCTCGAATTTTTCCATATCTATGTAGTTGGTTACTCTTTATTATAAAACATAAACTGTTTAAACTAATCTGAATAGTATACGTTATGGAGCGTATTATTATATGGAGTTATATACTATACCAAACAGTGAAAAAGTGGTATTATACAAAAAAATCCGTATCATATTACATGATAACGGAAGAAGGAAAGCAAATACCGATTTTTCATGATTGGGATGAACCCGTTTGGGGATTTTTGACCGTGTACAATAACAATTATGAGTATAAATATAAATTTACGCCCAATTTTGTGGTAGACGAATTAACTATACCTGAATATAAATGGATGGGGTTGCAAGTAAAATTACACAATAAATATTATATGCTAAATGTAAATGAATTTTTAGTAACACCCAACTTTTTATTTACAAATCCAATGAAATTATGGTTGTGTCATAAATTACAAATAGAACCTACAACGGAGATGGATATCACTCTTGTAGATGAAGACGTAAATCTGTGTAAAATAAACCATTCAATCAAATTATACAAAAATAATTATTTAATAGACCAACAAACTTAAACCGATGCAATGAATTCTTGTATATGAACATGAACCCCTTAAAAACAAAATGGGTGTTATGGGGACATTTACAACATGATACGAATTGGAATATGGATAGTTACACCCAAATTTGTCCAGTAACTAATGTTGAAGAATTGGTAGAATTGTTGGATAAAATACCGGACAAGATGTTGACTAATTATATGTTGTTTATGATGCGGGATGGAATCAACCCCGTATGGGAAGATGAACAAAATAAACAGGGTGGTTGTTTTTCTTACAAAGTAGACAATAAATATGTGAAAGAAATATGGTCGGATTTGTGTTGTTACATTTTAGGAAATACTATTTCTACGGAACCAGTCAATAATACAATTACGGGAGTTTCTATTTCTCCTAAAAAGAGTTTTTGTATTATTAAAATTTGGATGTCTTCGTGCAAATTTCAAGATGCGTCTATTATGAATGTTAAACAATTAAAATTAAACAATTGCCTTTTTAAAAAACATTAAAATCTAAATATAGATTATGAGAAACTATTCGCGTAGATTTAGGAGAAATTACAGAGGTGGCAATCCGTTAGATGGGTTATTAGGTTCTTCTGACCCCAACAAAAAAGTACAAGATGCTCAAGCACAGTTAGATAAAGCCAAAGAAGAATTAAGCCAGTCGCAAGCTAAAGCTGCCGCTCCTTCAACTGGATTTAAAATTCCATTTCTTTCAGGTGGTGCGCCCCCCAATAATGTTCAAACGGCAACCAATTCGGTAACTTCAGGCGTAAATTCCGGTGTAAAAGCATTAGGTTCTGGTGTAAATTCACTAACTTCTGGCATATCATCGATGCTACCTAAAATGAATGGTGGTAGACAAAGTCGTAGACGAAGCAAAAAAAATAGACGAAGCAGAAGACGTTAATCAGTTAAGGAATAACCTGCTTGTACATATTTAATAATTCGGTCTGGATGTAATGCTATTAATTCTTCTTTCAAAAGTGTCGTGCGTTGTACGAGACTTTTTATAATAGGTAAAAATGGATTTTCAGATAATTGATTGTAATACCATTTGTTGGGGTAAAGTAAAAATATTTCTTCAGCACCTGGATTGGTAGATAGCATGACCCAACCAATATAGTCTGGGTTAGCTATTAAAAATTTAATCGCTTTTGGGTGAGGGTTACGACTCAAACTAGACCAATAAATTTTATGAGTAGAGTTGAATGACTTCAACAACTAAGGAATAATCGTTGTTGTTCAAATTAATCACTTTACCAAACCGATCAAGTAACCGAATGTTCATTTTTTCCAACTTTACAGGACCAAAATATTCGCGTTTGTTCAGAATACAGTCTACCAAACTGTTGACAATAATCGAATTATATGCACCTGTAACCGGAATACGCGCCATGATATTATTTCCTAAATAACTGGGTGATCCTACTTTAGAGGTTCGAACCACTGATATAACTGCATCCGTAAGATGGTTGTTGTGAAAATCATCGACATCAATAAAAAAGTAATTGTTGAATGATGTTTTGTACGTTGATTCACCTACATATTCTGTTTGGTTAGTATAGATATCTAATTTAAATCCTAATATCCATCCTAGAGATAACCCTTCTGTAGACGTGCATGAAATCATTTTCTTTTCTTGTGTAAAATCAATTGTAAATGGTTGTAGAGGGTTTGCACTATCACTAAAAAATACTCTGTTTCCGTTTACATCATACCCACAAGTTATAGTTGAACCTGCATTTACTAATTGTTCGTTAATAATTGTAATAATATCAGGTGGATTATTCACCGTTAATGCTGATTCTGGAGGACGATTTGTATAATTCCCATCAGGAATAGTAATAACTATCTTGTTACCATCCTCTAATATAACTAAGAATTGATTGTTTTTTTTATCAGCAGAAATGGTATACCACGCATATGGTATTTCAATCGACTTGATTTGCATCGAAACAACATTATTGATCGTTTCAGGAAAAGTATAAGTAAAATCGGTGGAGGAAGATTTTGGATCTGAATAATTACTTCTAAATAATGTATCAATTGATATTGTTTTTGTAATTAATCTTTTTTCAATAGGGTTGAATGTACCTTGAAAAAAATTACTTGGATTACTATAAATATAGGGTGTGGTTTGTTTTGGAATAATAGTAAGTTGATTTACTAATGCATCTTTGGCTGAATTTAAAAACATTAAAATATCGGTTTTCATTTGCTCATTTACATTGAATTGAATCAATCGGTCTAACAATAATTGTTTTTGTTGTTCTACTTCTACTATGGTACATGTAGAAGATACGCCGAATAATTGTTTCAAATCTTCAACCGAATAATTATTTAAATTTAGATCAATGTCCATATATTATGAATCTAGATAAAACTATAATTTTATCGGCATAAAGATAAAGTTTTCAGACGTATATGGATATTGTACGAGTACTAGGAGTGATAATAGTAGAATATCCTCGTTATTTATTCACATCTAATTATGATAGTGGACGATTTTGGAATAAATGTATTCAAATTAATACTTTGTACACCAAAGTATTACAAGCAGTTGCCGTTCATTGTATTTCAGATACGTTTTATTATCATTTTAATAATGTACCATATACGCTGGATGAAATTCCAGAAATTGAACATGTTACACCTAAAAATGTGATTGGTTCAGGAATGATATCGATTGTTATGGAATGTACCGATGTACATGGTAAATTGTATATTGTAAAGGCAAAACGTAAAGGAATTGATGCTAAAATTATACAAGGATTACAACAAATTAAACATATCGTGAGTTGGTTGCGTTACCTACCTTTACAATTTCCTATTGATTTTATATTTTCACAATTTGAAACTATGATGCTTGAACAATTATCGTTTGAAAATGAAATCAAACAACATCAGTTATTCAAAAATTATAATGCATACAATACGAACCTTGTTGTTCCCGATATTATGGACGAATATTGTACTTCTACACAAATTGTAATGTCTAAAATAGAAGGTTCACATTATACATTTGATATGAGCAAAGAAGTATGCGATACACATATACGCCATCTTGTAGAAATGGCCATTAAAAATTTAGTTATCGATGGTTTTATTCATTCCGATTTGCATGCCGGAAACATGTTGTTTACAGAAGATCACAAAATTGGTATTATTGATTACGGGTTGATGGTAAAATTTACTGTAAAAGAACGGAAACATTTTTTTAATTTGTTACGTTATTTATCTATACAAGATTATGAAAAGGCAGTTGATATTGTTGTATCCGAATTAGTTGAACCAGAACATATCAAAAATGCATTAACGTATAATCAACAACGCGAATTGAAAGTATCCTTAATTGATTTGTACATACAAATTTATTCCATACGAAAATCATTTACTGTGAAAGATGTCTATTCTATCATACGAATTGCTTATAGATACAATTTAACTATTTCCAATGTATTTTATAAATTAATGTTTTTTATTGTTTCTTCCGAATGTTTTATAAATCAATTATCTCCCAACTATTTACATGTATTTATGGATAAAATAACAGAGTTATTCACAGAAATAAAAGAAGATGAAGATGAACAAGAAGAATAAACCTAATATTATAGTATGTTGTATATTGCAAGTAAAGTAATCGCAGAATCGTTATTAAGTTTGTATCCTGTATTTGTAAAACATATTCAATTGCCGATAGAAACCCAAATGTGGAGCCGATTTTTTACCTATACCGTTATTTCCTTTTTTTTCATTGACAAAAGCATACTAAAACTTCTTCCCTCTTTTTACGGTGTTATGCTGATGCTTGTTACTATGGTTCATGTGTACACATCGTATAAAGGATTTTTATTGTTGGAAAGTGGAATTTCTTATGCATTATTTTATACCTATCCAATTTTTATTTATTTAGGAAGTTATTTTTCATTGACACCTTATTTTATTTTTCCAGTTCTTGGTACATCCTTGTTGTTTTACGATAACAAATCCATGAATGCATTTGGTGTTTTTATGATTTTATTAGCTGCCATAACAGAAGCCATGATTTACTTTATCGTGCGTAAATTGAAAACCTCTAATCCATGGAACCACGTATTTATCTCTTATGTATTAGGTGCTGTCCTTTTTACTAAATTTGCAACTGGTGCAACCAACGTTTCATGGTCACTAGTGATTAACGCTATCATTGGGTTAGCCGGTTATTTGTTGCGGTTCTTTTCGATGGCACATTTATCACCTGTTTTATATTCATTCTTATCCTATATTGGTATCGTCATGGCGTTTGTGTACGGTGTCATTTTTAACGGCGAATCGATAACTATGATCAAACTATTTGCTACCTTACTCATTTTGATTCCATCCATACAACAAATCATTCAACATAAATAAAAAACAAAAAAAACAAAAAAAACAGAGCAGGTACAAGAAGATCAGAAAGTAATTTAATCCCAGAAATAGACAATAGAGAGCATGATTTTGTGCTTGTATTCTTGCGGAGTGGTATGACCTGATAATTTGGCAAGGTCCTCGTCGTCCATGAGCAAATAGTTGACCATCATGTCTGTCATCGGGTTCTTTGCAATGACTTCGCCTTCATAGCCTAGGAAGTCTTCCATGTTCGTCTCGAAGAAAGGATGATTCTTAATCAACTTACCAACGAAGTCAGTGTCCATGACGGCTTCACACTTGTAGCTGATATCCATGTATTTCTTTCCGTCGGAGTAGAGCAAGTCCTTCACGGATATGGTAATCTTGTAATGGTCGTTGCCTATAGCGGTAGGTGCCCGGTAGTTGAATGACGAAGTGCGAATATTTGCCATGGTTGGTTGTATGATGTACATTGGCTAAAATGTAAAATTCATTTCAATTTTTTTAATCGCCGTAGTTTCGTTTTTCGATTAGAACGTTTGTGATGTCTTTGTTTTCGTTTACGTGTACCGCCTCCCAATTCCAATGAATTTTTAACAAAAATAGTAGATGACCCTGTTGTGTCAAAATAGCTGTTTATAACATTCAATACAACATCTTTGTCGTAACTATTCATAGCTTTAAATGGTGGACTGTCTAATGACATAGGAGGATTGTCATCACACCCAAAATTTTTTATAATTAAACGACCACCTTCTTTGAGTATAGTGAGTATTGCTAAAAAATCAATGTTATGCAACGGACATGTGTTTAACATAACTGCATCATAAAAATTTGTATGTGAATCCATGAATTTATGTGCTTCACTATTTGTTCGAATAAGTGGAAAATTATAATCAGCTGTATCGTGCTCTACATCTCTCCAAACAGTAAGATCCGTTAAATATTCTATATTTACATGTTTATCTTTAAAATAATCAGAAAAAAATGTGTTAATTTTGTCGATCGTTCTACCTTCATCTTGTACGTTGTTAGTGGTATCACTTGAACATTTCCCCGTTTTTCGTTGACACATCACTAATACATTTTTTTCTGATTCATATCTTTCAGGTTCCGCGGCTGCCATATATTATTGAATATTTAAAGAGTCATTCAAAAAAGTTTAATAATTTATATAGGGGTATTTATTTTTTATTAAATTAGTTATTACATCTGGTGTTAATTCATGCTGAATTGTTAATAATTGTGCAGCATCTTTTATTAAAGGTACTGCATTGGATAATATAATCTTCGCCCGATCATAAGCTATAGATATGATATTATCAATCTCTGCATTTATCTTGATTGGGTCACTGATAACTATTTTATCCCCCATTCCTAAATGGACGATCATTTGTTCTGCTATTTTTTTTACTTCTTGTATATCGTGTGATGCTCCAGAAGATATGTTCGTATTTTTGAATATAATCTCTTCCGCAATTCTCCCACCAAGTAGTACCATGATTTCAGTTATTAATTGTTCTTTTGTCTGAATCGTGTTGGAGGATGGTTCAAATAAAGTAAATCCTAGTGTTTTTGGAGAAAATAGGTTGATCGTAATTTTAACTAATTTTCTATGGTTGGTTAACAATCCTACTAATGCATGTCCCATTTCATGTACTGCGACCTGATAGATAACATCTTCGGTTAATTGATTTTTGGTCGATTGAAATCCAACTAGAATTCTGTTCGCAATGATATTTATATCTGTCTTATCAATTTGATATCTATTCTGTCGAAGCACGTATAACATGGCTTCATTCAATAAATTTTCAATCTGTGCCCCTGAAAACCCGTTCGTCAATTCAACTAAATAATCCATGGTTATTGTTGGTTCAAGTGGTTTGTTGACTAGATGTATTTCTAGTATACTTTTTCTAGTTTGTTCATCTGGATTCCCTATATATATTTTTTTATCGATTCGCCCTGGTCGAATTAGCGCCGAATCTAGTAAATCAACCCTATTGGTAGCACCTATGATAAATATTCCATTGGCTGATTTGAAACCATCTAGATTCACTAATAACTCATTTAAGGTCGAGTCATGTTCTGTATTTGAATTCTGGTCAGAAGAACGTTTTCTCCCAAGTGCGTCCAATTCATCAATAAATATAATACATGGAACATTTTCTGTGGCTAGAGTAAATAATTCTCTAACTCTGGATGCACCTACACCTACGAATTTTTCTTGAAATTGTGCTCCTGAAACAGGAATAAACCCAATATTGATTTCTCCACTAAAACATTTTGCCATCAATGTTTTGCCATTGCCGGGTGGTCCTTCTAAAATAATCCCTTTTGGAATTCTAACGTTATATTTTGCATATTTCGTATAATTGATTAATATATCGGCACATTGCATTAATTCTTCTTTAATTAAGTCATATCCACCAATATTATTAAAAGTGTAGCTAGAATTTTGAATGAGTTGAAAATTTTCACTTTGAATATCCCCTTTAGAAATTTGATTTGGGGGTTGATTTGATGGATTTGTATTAATGATGATATTAATCTTGTTGGATCGTGGTTTATATTCATAATCGTATTCATTATTAAATCCATCTTCGTCGAAATCATCATAAATGTTTTCATTGTTTACATAATCATTAATGAATGTTTCATTGTGTAAATTTAATCCTGTTATATTTTTCATTATTTTATTTTTTTCAGTTAATAATTGCCTCATTTTTATTTTTTCGTAATTTATTGCTTCATCAATTTTTCTTAAATTATCATCATTATTACCGTTATAATGATTGATAACGATTCTATTTGGTATAAATCTATGTTTAATGTTAAAACCTGTAACAACTATTAAATTTAATAACAATAAATACATCTAATTTTAACAAAGATATATATTTATATTCTAAAAATGATATATATGAAAAAATAAACAATATTGTAACGGATCTATTAGTATTGTGCAATAACAATTTCGGCGGCACGCGTTAGGTCAGCTAAATAATCCGGTTTAGGGTGTCCAAACATTAATGACATTGTAAATATTTTTCGGTCAAAACTATGTTGTCGGCAAAAAGTATCCAGATCCCCTACAAATATATGATGTGTACAATGATAAACGTGTTCCCATTTTTTGCCACCTTCGTTATTCCATGGTTGCAACACATTTTCTTTTTCAGTTAATTTACCGGTATATCCAATATTATATTTGGTTTTATCTGTGTTCCATACAACCCATGTATGATTTTTCATTCCAGAGGTTTTGTTACATCCTACAAGTCCACTGTTTTTTCCAATTGTCCAATCTCGGTTTGCATCATTCCCTACACTATAAGGATTGCTGTATTTAAAAATAAAATGAGAATCCGACATTGTTGTTTTGTTATTTATGTAACAAATAAAAACAATTCAATTTTATATTTCAATTCAATTAAAACTACTTAAACACACTCTATGTAGAAATAGTGTGTCCACGTGGCTCAATGGATAGAGCGTCCGACTTCTAATCGGAAGGCTGCGGGTTCGAGTCCCGCCGTGGATTTTGTGTTATTATAGTATGGATATAAACCCTACTATAATAACGGTGAGCGCAGTTGTTATTTTTATGGTTGGTGGTTTTATGTTGTACAAACGCGAAAATTCATATTGGTCTGATGGCACTCAAAAAGTATCTAGGGATAAGGCAGAACCAACTATTTTAAATTGGAGAACTCAAACTAGGAAAGAATTTAAAGGAGGTAAAAAGGTTACACGGAAACATTATAAGTGATATTGTTATGGATAACAAATTTCAATTGTTTCTCGGTGTAATTTCATTTGTGTTAATGATAGTTGCTTTTTTGTATCGTAATAAACTTGGTCAATTTAAAAAATATGGATATTTAGGTATTTTTTTGATTAGTGCAATAGGGAATGTCGCTATTTTGTCTCCTGCCGCTCCTATGGTGTCCGCTTTAGGAGCTACTGTATACCATCCAGTCATTTCTAGTTTAATCACTGCATTAGGAGCAGTTACAGGTGAACTGTTGTCTTATTTTATTGGTTCCGCTGGACAAAGCTATATTCCAGAATCGGAATGGAATACCAAGGTGAATCAATTTATGAAAATGAATGGATCGCTTACTATTTTTGTATTATCCGTCATTCCCAACCCATTTTTTGACCTTGCAGGTATAACCGCAGGTGCAACCAACTATCCATTTTGGAAATTTGTACTTATTTCTTTTTTTGGAAAATGGATTAAATTTGGTCTTTTTGCACTCATTGGAAAAAAAGTGATTACTATGTTAAAATAAACAACTACACCCAAATGATTTACGTTTTAAATGAATGAAATTATTACATTCACCACAAAGATTAGCATAGATTACTTTACGTTCTCGGATTGGAAATTCCATGTATATGCAATACATAATTGATCCATCACGTCTATACAATGGTACATTACTGATTCGAACACCGTGTTTAATGTCATTTAACAATTTCTTGTGTGTTTTTTTATTTTTTTCTATACACTGATCTAGTGTATAAAACCCAAAACTACAAATATAATTTATTAATTCTTGAGGTAGTGATAAATTGTTAATTACTATTATTTTTTCCATGTTTTTGATTTTATAACAATACTGAAACCATTTCAAATTTATTGTTTAATGTTATAGACTGCAATTCGTGTTCTTTTTTTAACTGGAGTTAATCATATTTATATCCATCCTATTACATGATTTTATTTATTGTTTTCATACATAAAAAAAGATAATATTTAAACTACACATTGACAAACAATTTTTTTAGAACAATGCAATTTTTTTACATAATTTCCGCAAATGGAACATATATGAGCCAGAATAAGTTGGTTACTACGAGGCAAAACGAAATAAACAGTGTGCGATGATACTACGTCGGGTCCCCATGACATCAATTCTTCTTTTCGAACACGTTTGTGTTCGCGAACTACGGTTGAATACATTTGCCGTTTTCGTTTTGTAGATTCTTCAACTGAATAAAAGACAAAACTACAAATATGGTCCACTGCATCTTGAGGCAATGCCAACTGATGAACTATCTTACTTTTCTCCATCTTTATTTACCTATCATCAACTATATAATATCATTTCAATTTTAATAACATTGACAAACCATGGATGTTTTTTTCCAAATTTGTTTTTTTATGTATTGACGGCATTCATTGCATATATGTATCCGAAACCATATAGGATCATAATTGTTCATGTGAACGATATGAACTATACATTGTAGCCGATTCATATATCCTTGTGAAAAGGAATAGGTTATTTTTGTACGTCGTATGTCGTCCAATACATTTTTATACGTTTTTTTGTGGTGTTGAATACTTTGTTCTACAGTGTAAAATAAAAAACTACAAATAATGTCAACTGTATCATTTGGTAAATATATTTGGTGTAATAGAACACTTTTGTGCATATGAATTAATCGATTATAAAAAAACGAAGCAATAGACGAAGCAATAGACGAAGCAATAGACGAATCGCAAGTATAGTTAGACAACTTGACTTACCCACATACGTAGCCTTACTTGTTTGCCGTTGTAGTCCATGTAGCGTATGACACGCCCATTTTCATCTTCTTCCTTGAAGAATGGCGTGTGAATTCGGCAGCAAGCGTTTACGGTAATTTTTTTGTGTTTTCCTCGAGTGTGTACCGTTTCTTCCGTAATCTGGTAGATGCCGTTGTTCAATTCGTCGTTTAGCAATTCGTAAATATGGTCCGAATTTACTCCAGGAGGAGCAAAGGGAATTTCAACAGTCGCTTCAAAGTACGCCATATTACTTGTCCGGTAACTATACTATATTGTAAAAAACATTTCAATTTTAATTACACCTGCAAAATTCATTGGTAATGTATTCACCACAACTGTTACACATGATTATATTTTGAATTAAATCTATGTCTATTGGATGGTAATAATAAATAAATGCACACGGAAATTCTCTACTTTCAAAAGATCCAACCCGTCGTAGACGTTTCAAATCATAGACGAGTACATTATATCTGGATATATTTCGTATGACCGATTGTGTTTTTGTATAAAATAAAAAACTACAAATAGAATCAATTGTATCTTGTGGTAATGGTAATTGATGTACCACTAAACTTTTTTTCATGGTATACTTATACATGAAAAAAAAGTATTTATACGTATTTTAATTGGATACATTTACATTTTTGTGTTGGATGTGTATAATTCCCGCATTTACAACAGATATAAATTTGTATGTCAAACTTACATTGTACATTATATATGATTATGGTAGCATAAAATTTATTCAAACTATAATTCCATCTGTAATGAATCTTTCGATCCATTCTTATAGTGTAAAATAAATCACATATTACTCTATTGTATTTTGTTTTGTTTCTATCTACAGTTTCTTCTATCTTATAATAAATAAAACTACAAACATTGTCGATTACCTCTCTTGGGATTGGTAATTGATACACAATTACACTTTTCATTAAAATAAAGATAAAGATATTTTTATGTATATAACATTATGAGTTTATTTATATCTTTTATCAAACAACAAAAACCTTTTTGTATACATTGTGTTCATTACATAAAATCTCCATATCCGTATACCAAATTGTACAATGAAGACATCGGTATGTGTTTTCTATTTCGTCAAAAAAATGTTGGAAAAAAAGAATATGAAGATATATTAACGTGCAGATTGAATAATTCAAAGTGTGGTGTAAAAGGACGTTTTTACAAAAGTAAATGTTGATATAAATTAAAACCTTTTTCGTATACGACGACTATGTTTGTATTTACGTTTATTTTTTTTACTTTTACCTCCTTTTGCAGTAAGGTTATTTTTTATAATATTAAATCCATTCGTTACTATATTTTCCAATGAAGAATGTTTTTCTTCTACTAAATTTAATATTTTGCTAAAATTGCTATTTAAAACTTGTTTAATTACTTCTACACCATCTGATTTATTTACGTTTAATGCAATTAACATTGGATCCAGCGTATCCAAATATTTTTCAAGATTTTCAGCAGGTGTATGTTTACAAAGCAACACTAACATTTTATATTTTGAATTAAAAGGTGAAAAATGGTTGGCAATATAATTATCTAATATTACTCTATTATTGTCATCTATAAGAGTATTGTAAAACATGCCAAATGCGTTAAGCATATTACCATATCCAGGTACATTAGATACTAATTTATACGCTCCTAACGAAACCGTATTGTTACTTAATGCTGTTAATGCAATTTTATCCGCAAAGTAATCCATATATATATTCATTTTAAAAAAATACAAATGGCCATGAAGACCTTTTGTATTTTTAGGCAGAACACTTACCTTTTTTGTTGAACCGCTTTTATTCGACCTCACCCTCTTCTAACTCGATCACTGCAGCAGCTGGTTTGACGAAACGGATTGGCGAATCAGAACGCCGTGTGTTTTCTCCGCCTATATAGCCGAGGCCTTTGCTGTCGGTCTGGAAATGAATACCTGAGCAACTAAGAGGTAAAGAGAGACCAGTGTTGCGATATCCCAATCCTTCCTCAAATTCCCATTTACGAGTCTTGGGGTTCCAGTCTCCTGCGATTGGATGCCCATCCGATACATTGTCGAGAACAGTTTTACCGGTGCGGTCAACTGTAAACGGCATTTCGACGTTGTAATCGGTCAAGATTTTAGACTCGTATTTAGCTTTAGCCATTTTTTTTGCCATTTTTTGTTGAAATTCTGCTTCGCGACTCGTTTTATTAAACCGACGAAGCATAATACCATACTTGGTGCCGATGACTTTGGGTGCAGAGAACTTGTAGGCGTTGCGCGTCGTGCAGTAGTTGTCGTAGATATTCTGAATTTCATATGTAGCCGGTACCGTAACTTTACTACCTTCGATGACGATTTTGGACGGAGGAACTTCGAATATCCATACGAGGAGAGCAAGTTGATCTTCAGTAGTCAGAACACCCTTGACGCAGTGAAAGACACGATTGTTTGCCATTTGGTTTGAAAGTTCAGTTGGATGCCAGAATACCTCTCCTAAATAGGTAAAATCGTTTCAATTTTATTATTAATTTTTACACATCAGGTAGAGGTACCAGACAGAGTTTAATATCACCCAATGATGCAACCGAATACTTAACGACCAATGGTAAATCGTTTTCTAGGAACATTTCAATCTGGTTGCACAAATTGGTGCATTTAATAAAATACCCCAGATTTTTTAAACTGAAAATTCCCTGAATGATTTTATTGGAATCTTGCTGTTGAATAAATTTCATGCTATCATCCGATTCAGCCCGACGCACTTCCGCAGTAGCAAATGTACCTTTGCACTTGAATATGAGTTCGTTGGCAACCGATTTAATTTCAATACGGTCCGAAATACAAGATAAATCACGAATGATTTTTTGAAAATCAGTAGATGGTAAATTAATGACGGACGAAAAGACAACATTAGGCACTTCTAATTCTTCCGGGTCAGGTTCAATCAACCGCAACTTTTGGGTTTTGCATTGTTTAATGTCACCATTTTCAAATTTTAAGCCCAAATTGTTTACGATCCCATCGTTGTAATCGGATTCTTCAATGTACAAGGTCAACGTATCATCGTTATCAATCGAGTTGATCAATTTGAACAAGTGAAGTAAATTAACACCGATAATGATTTTGTCTTTTCTGCATTCGTAAACTTCAAAATTTTCTGCTTTCAGAAATAAATGAACTAAAATGGTATGCGATTTGTCCATGTTAATAATTCGCATTCCATCAGGTTGAAAAATAATGTTGGTTTCTAATAAAATATCCTTTAATGCAGTCATCAATGTTCTCATAGGAGATATTTGGACTGTTTTTAAGGTAAGAACATTCATGTATAGTTAGCCGTTAAAATCTTTAAATAGTCTTTCTTTGATTATGTTATGGGTGTAGAAAATACCTTTAATTCTTTTGTCAAAGAAATAAAAAATACGATTGAAAAAAAACAATTAACAGAAGAGTTGCACGATACTTTTGTCATGTTCGTCTATACCTTGTACAATTTTATCGTGTATCATTTAATGTGGTTTGTGACTACGATACATCGATTGGTAATGACCTATTTACCGTTGCCTAAAATAAAGTATACTTAATATATGAAATCCTATACAAAATATTGTGGTACTTGTTGTTTACTTCTTGTAATTTTATTTTTATTTACGTATTTAGGGAAAAAACAATTACAACTAAAAACAGAACCGTTTGTTATCTCTACACATGATACGTCTGATGTATTATTAGACAAACCAACCCATTTTAAATTAAAACATACATCGTATGCAAATTCCCAAAAACATAGACACAAAACACATATGACATCGTATGAACAAACCAACAACAATCAACCGTATACATATCCTGAAAATGGTAGTATCGAATTTCCTGAACTAAGTGGCTTTTATTAGTTTTTCATGAATCGTTATATTGATCATACTATTTATATAGTATGATAGTATGGAAAGATGGTACTCGGTCAAGCTTCAAAGAACTACAAGTTCGCGTGAAACTTTATTCGAAGGTTATTTTAGTGTAGATGCATCCAATCTAATAGTTGGATTTTATGAAAATATAGATGGTTATAAAACTAATAATTTATTATTGACTTCTTCTAAAATAAAAAGTTTTCCACCAACTAGATATTCAAGTTATCAAATATATGAATATGAAGATACCATACACAGCGACTTATATTTTATTAATGCATATGAATCTATATGGAATAATTTTAATATTTATGGTGTTCTAATAAAATCTATGTCTAAATTTCCTGGAAAAAATTATTTTATAATTAGAAATACAATTAATGATTCACCATATTCAAATATAAATACTATAATTTATGGTAATTTAGACACCTATGTACCAGATCCTACATCAATTGATGTTACTATTACTATAAAAGATGAGTTCAAACCAACAATACCAATCAATTGGTACTCGATTCAAATTAACAACAAACAACATAATTTAACTAGAATATTTGAAGGTTATTTTAGTGTCGATGCATCCAATATAATAGTTGGATTTTATGAAACTATAGATGGTCATACTACAAATAATAATTTATTAAATACTTTGGGTAAAAAAGTAACTTCATCTGGATTTCCAGGATATTATATGTATGCACTTTCTAATGGAAATTTTATTATTTATGATAATGTATTTTTACCTTTAGAGAATAAATTTAGTACTATAGGTGTTTCATTAAAGTCCATGTATAAAATCTCTATACTTAGTTCTTCCTATAAATTAAATAAGAATGAAATGATTATAGTTGATAGTGGTTATACTAATAATCAATTTATTATATATTCTAAACCATTAATAAAAAATTGGTATTCAATTCAAATAAATGAAAATAATATACCTATATTTGATGGTTATTTTGGTGTAAATATATTTGATTCAGTAGTTGAATTTTATGAAACTATAAATGGTAGTACTAATTTTAAAAATAATTTATTGGTTACTTCTGGTAAAAAAGCAAGTGCATTAGAACTCGGATTTATATATGATGATTTATATTTTGACGAACTATATAAATTTAATTTATCCAACACAACTATATATTATGATAATGTATATCTACCTCATTTTTTACAATTTTCTTACTTGCGTGGTGTTGTACTAAAATCTATGTCTAAAAAACCTCAATACACTTATTATAAATTTTCGGCAATAAATAAGTTCGAAGAATTGGGCCGTACAAATGAAGGTTTGGTAACTTACTATAATGTGTCGGGATCTGAATTGCAATACTCGAGTGGAGTATATACTATAAAACCTGATTCTTACCCATTAGAATCTTTATCAGGTAATTATTTTACGGTTTCTAATCAATTACCATTACTGAATTCTGATGTTATAGAAATTGGACAAATTTTTACTACTATAACACCTTATATAGGTATTAATGCATTTGGATCATTTTCTTATATTATATTAGCGGGGAATGATTATGCATCAATTGATAATAGTGGAAATATCACTGCTTTACGACTGGGCGGTCCAGTATATGTTAAAATAATTTTTAATCCAACAGATACTACTATTGAATCGAAATCACTAACTTGTGTGTTTTTTGTATATTTAACATCCAATAAAAATAAAATATTTGATACTCCCATTTTTGTACCAATAGAATCATCCTATCAAATCCTCTATGTTGTTAATCCATCTGTTGGAATACGAAATGCTATATTTAGTAAGGAATCAAGTAATGTAACTTTAACATCCACAGGATTAATTCGAGGAACCACTGTTTCTACATCAAATAAAGTTAAATTGTCCATTGAGTATGACACTAAAACCATCTATTTAACCTATTTATTTAATGTTCATGAAGGGTTAATTGTTGAATCAGATTTTAACGTACCTTATATATTAGATAATAGGCTAACTCCTATTTCTGATATACAAGGAAGTTTTTCATATAAAATAATCAACAACAATGATGCATACGTAAATGAACTAGGATATATTAATTTATTCGGTGTCAATAACAATGTATATATAGAAGTTACGTTAACACCTGTTGAATTGTTGTATAAATCAACATCAAAAATAATTGTAATTTATCCATCAACAGATATATATACAAATAGTACTTATGATATAGAACAAGGTGAAACATATTCAATTACTAGTTTTGTTGATACACGACCAACTAGTTTTTACTATTCTATTGCAAATACAAATGATGTTTCTATAACAACATCAGGCACAATTACAGGAAAACAATTGAGATCCAATATACCTTTTTTGAGAAATTTTAGAAGAAATATAAACCCCACAAATGCGTATGTAATCACCGATTATGTGAATGTATTGCCTTCTGATCTTGATGTTACAATAACATATACAGTATTGAATACACATCCTTTAGTAGGGGGGAGTTATGGAATTTTACAACCTAGTGCCCCAGTAGATGGATATTTTGTATATGAATGTGAATATAATAATAATATATATATAAATCCTGATGGAAATATTATTAGATTGGCATACAATAATGCTAATTATATATATTGTAATGTAATTTTTATTCCAACCAATAAAAAATATAGTACTGTAACTAAAACAATTATATTAATTTTCGTTGATTATTATACTATACCAATTGAAACCAACAAAAATCATCAACTAATATTTTTATTTAGTAAAAATAATTTTAAATTATATAAAGAAAATAGTAAAGTTGAAATAGATAATTTTATAATTAATGAAGACATTTCTGGTAATTTGAATACAATTTATTGCGACTTATATAATAATAACATATATTATTCATTTTTTACATTAATTCTATATAATATTGTTGAAATACATATGAATTCTCCTATACAAAATGATAGATTTGAACCAAGCCAAGTAGTAAGAACACTTACACCATATCTTATTATACAAAATACAAAATATAATGTTTCTAAGTATGGATCATTTGATTATGAGATAATAAATGGAAATGAGTATGCAACTATTGATACATATGGCAACATTATTTGTAAAAAAACAGGAGGTTATTTACTTTTTAAAGTCAAATTTATTTTCGATGACACCATTTATATGAAAGACGACGTTTCCTATACATCTGAAAAAATATTTTTGATTTATATTGGAAATGCAATAGAGTATCCGCCAATTAATTTATCTTTACAAAAATATACACTACTCCCAAATGTATCAAGTGACATGGTACTACAATATAACATTGTGAATGGAATTAAATCTACAACTATAAATAACAATGAACTCACATTTAAAAATGCTGGATTAGTACTTCTTGAGTTGTACTCAAATTATGATTTATTATATACATATACATTTAATATACAATATCCTACTGTTATTTCTAATATTATGCCAATTACATTGATAGGTATTAATACATCTTATAATATACCAACTCCTACTATTAGTCCAATTCTACCTGGATATTTTACTCATAGTGTAGTGAATAGTGATATAGCAGATGTTAGTAATGTTATAGTTGCTAAGAGTATAGGGTCAACCTATCTTCAAACTACATTTACACCATATGATGTTTCAAATTCTTATATTGCATTAACTTATGCTCCATCTACTATAACTACACTCATTAATGTATACAATTATTCTAGTGTTCTTTCTGATTTCAATCCTATTAGATTAGGAGGTATTGGTAGATATTATGAAATAGAAAACCCAACTTCTAATGTACCTGGTATATATAACTATTATATACTAGATGATTCTATTGCATCCATTGATGATAATATAATAAATTCTCTGAAAGTTGGTCAATCGTTAATTGTAGCTCAATTCACACCATATAATGTGTTATATGCACCATCTAGTATAACTACCCCAATTACTATCTATAAATATGATACAATTAATGAGAATGATAATTACACTATATTCGTTCCTTTGAATATAGATTATCCACTAAATATTGTTAAGAGTATTCCTGATTTACCTGGTAATTATAGTTATGATATGGATCCAAGTTATGGATATATTAGTAATAATAAAATACATGGTACTAAAATAGGAACGACAAATATTAAAGGTATATTTACACCTATTGATAGTGATTATAAAGTATATTCATTCCTTGTACATGTATATATTCAATACTATGTCACCCCTATCTTGCCGATTACAATTATCGGGGTTAATACACCTTATACCATATCTAACGAACCTATTCCTGATATATCTGGCGAATGGGAAATAGATTCACCCAATTCCGATACTATAGTAGATTTTAGTGGCAATAATACAATTGTTTCTAAGAGCGAAGGAAGCACTTATATTTCAGTATTTTTTAAACCAACAAATCCCGTATTAGAGACTTATGATTCCCTAATTATACCAGTTCATGTATATCCTTATGGTCTTACTCTTACTAATTATAATAAAAGTATTATTCGTAAATCATTTGATAATGATTCTATATTAGATTACCCTACTTTTACTCCATCTGATATATCAGGATCAACTGTATTTAGTATAGAGGATGAAAATATATTTATTGAATATAATTATATATATTCTACTAATGATTTACCAATAAATACAAGTACTAATCTTACTATTGTATACACTCCATACAATACCGATTATGCACCATATACTATAAATAAACCAATTGTCATATATAAAAATAGAAGTGTAATTCAATTTAACAGGTTGGTTATAAATATTCCAATTAATATAGATTATACACTAGTAAATCTTTTTGCAATTGGATATAATAATACTAGTATACCTGTTTATGATATACCTGGTAATTTTACGTATGTTATGGATCCCATATATGGAACTATAAATAATAAAATAATACGTGGTACTAAATTAGGAACGACAACTATTACATGTATATTTACACCCGATGATAGTGATTATAGCGTATCTACACTAGATATATATATATCTATAAGGCCATATATATTACCTGATTTATTGCCCATTACAATTATAGGGCTAAATACACCTTATACCATATCTAACAAACCTATTCCTGATATATCTGGCGAATGGGAAATAGATTCACCCATTTCTGATACTATAGTAGATATTAGTGGTGGTAATACAATTGTTTCTAAGAGCAAAGGAAATATTTCTTTATTTGCATATTTTAAACCAACAGATAGAATATATCCTCGTGGAATTGATCCTAAAATGATTGATGTCACAGTATATCCGTATAGTCTTACTCTTACTAATTACACTCAAACTATTACTACATCAAATGATAATCCTTATAGAGTAATCAATCCTACTTTTACTCCGTCTGATATAAGTGGAACAAGTGTATTTAGTATAAAGGATAAAACGATGGCAGATATTTGTGGTAATAAAATAATTGCTGTGCAACCAGGTACAACGGATCTTACCATTGTATACACTCCATTCAATGATGATTATGCACCGTACACTGTAACTAAGCCAATCAGGATATACAGTAACGTTACTCTTACTTCAGATTATTTTCCGTTTATAGCACTATCTGATCCTGTTGAAATAATACCACCTACTGTTACTCCTAATATTCTTGGTGATTTTTACTATTCCACGAGTAATGACAATGCATTTATCAATCAAAACTATATTTTTGCTAATAATAAAAACCACAAATCGCTTGAATTTATAGCTAGATTTGTACCACGTGATACAAATTTTTTAGAAAAAACTTTAACTATACCAATACGTACATATGAATTTGCACTTAATCTTTCGCTTAACTCATATCCAACTAATCTTGAATATACAATGGGTAAAACATATAATCTACCTGTTCCTTCGTTTACAAATTATTTTGAGGGTAAGGGTAAAGATTGGTCGTTCACGGTGTCTAATTCAATTAAGGATGAAACATTAGCAATAATTACACCTAATGCGAACCAAAAAAGAGATTCAATAACACCTTTAAAAGTAGGTACGTCTGTTTTAACAACTACATATACTCCAATCATTATAGATTCTGGGATAATACCTACGTATGGACCAATAAGAATATCCGTACCTATTCGTGTAAAAAATGATGTTTCATTTATTTTTGATCCAATTGATATGGCACGATCCGATACACCTTATACAATACCAAATCCTACTGTTATTCCTCCTATAGATGGTACATTTACATATGCGTTTGTTTCTACCACTGACCGTGCCGATCTTAGTGGTAATGTAATAACTGCAAGAAACGCAGGTAGTGTTGATATTATAGCTACATTTACACCATCT